CCTTCGTAAACAAAAAATTCGTTTTTTTAGTCTTTTTTGAGTTTTCGGTATACAACTGCATAATTATGCAACGAGGGGATGGTGATACCTGTGGGCGGTAGAAACGCTAAACCGGTTGCGCTTCATGTAGCCCAAGGTAATCCGAATCGGTTAACAAAAGCTGAAATTGAAGCAAGACAAAATTCTGAAATTAAACTTGGTAAAACTGAATTAGATAAACTCAAGCCGCCGGTATTTGTTAGGAATGATGTTATAGCATATCGATACTGGAAACAGCATTTGAAGGAGTACAAAGAAGCAGCAGAGCAGGGTATTGAAGTTCTGGGAAAATCGGATGTAGGTATGCTGGCGATGTATTGTAAAACGTATGCTGATTACGAACGACTCTTAGTATCCTATCAATCAATAGATAAAATCGCTTATGATTCCGAAGGGCTTGAAAATTACATAGAGGGCGCTAAGGAATTTAATAATAAGATAAAACAGCAACTCAGGGGTATGATCGCAGTTGATGGCTTACTTAGAATCGAAACAGCAATAAATAAAAAAATGGACATGCTGATTAAGATGCAGGATAGACTTTTTCTTAATCCCTTATCGAAGGTTAAAAATGTACCTAAGCGCGAGAAGGAAAAAATAAAGAATCCTGTGGAGGAAGAATATGATATATGAATTTAGAAGATGCGCGGACTCAAGCTGAGGCTACGGTTGACGAATTAATACAATATTGCGAAGATGTCATATCAGGCGATGTAATAGCCTGCAAAAAACACAAGTGGTCCTGTGAGAGGTTTATTAAAGATTTAGATAAGGAAGGTCAAAAAGACTTTCCTTATTTTTTTGATATATATAAAGCAAATAAATTCCTCAGATGGATGCCGTTTTTCAAGCATACTAAGGGTCCACTAGCCGGTCAAAACAAAATACCTGAACCGATTGAGAAATTTATTTTCGGCAATATATATGGCTGGGTACATGCGAAAACTGGTATTAGAAGGTTTCGTAAGTTTTACTGGCAAGTCGGTAGGAAGAACGCCAAATCTCAAGACCTAGCAATGGTCGGGCTATACGAAATGGCGGCACTTGGCGAACCGTACTCTGAGGTTTATATTGCAGCAACAAAAAAGGATCAGACTAGGTATGTTTGGGGAGAAGCAAGAACAATATCAGCAAATTGCAAGGAATTAAGCGGCAAGATATTTACCAAGTATCATGATGATCTAGCAACAAAAGTAATAATGCACCCTAAAAGCAACTCATTTTTTGCCAGAATGACCGAAGAGGACAAGAGGAAAGGCGATGGTAGCAACCCTCAAGCCGGTCTGCTCGATGAATACCACGCCCACCCAACATCAGAGTATTACGACATACTCACATCTGGCATGAAAATGCGGAAGCAACCCTTACTCGGAATCATAACAACAGCAGGGTTTGAGTTAAATCACCCCTGCTATAAAGATGAGTACATGTACGTGTCAAGTATACTTAATCCTGATAGCGAAATAGATAACGACCGGTATTTCGTAATGATAAATGAGTTGGATATGGATGAGGAAGGAAATCTACTAGATAGTATTTCGGATGAATCAGTTTGGACAAAGGCAAATCCAATAGTTTGTAAAACACAAGAGGGTATTGAATCAATACGCGATGAGTTGATGGTGGCGCAGGATAAGCCCGAAAAGATGCGAGACTTCCTCACGAAAACAATGGACGTCTGGGTAAATCAAAGAGCTTGTGGCTACATGAATATCGGTAAATGGAAAGCGTGTGGAGCTTCAAAAGAAAATCCCATGCCTAGTATACGTGGGCTTGAGGTGACGCTTGGATTTGACTTATCAGTCATAATCGATCTAACGAGCATTGGATTTGAAATACCGTTACCTGATGGGAGAATTGCAGTGTTCTCCCATTCCTTTATGCCCGAGGAAACTCTTTTTGTAAAAATGAAGTCCGATAAAATACCATATGATAGATGGGTGAAGGAGAAGTGGATAACACTTACTCCTGGGGCCTCGGTTGATTATAAGGTAATGATGAAATGGGCAATTGACTGGATTGAAAAACACGAACTTATTGAAAAGGAATTGTGTTTTGACAGATATTTAGCAAATAGACTAATGCCTGAGCTTATCGAAGACGGGCATACAGTGATAGATATACCGCAAGGCATCCCTACACTCGGAGAGCCAACGAAGGACTTCAGGGTAAAGGTTTATGACAAGCAGATAATCCACGAAAATAACCCGGTTTTGAATTGGGCTATGGGTAATGCTGTGACCACTGGTGGAAAATCAGTAGGAATTAGTGAAAAGGGAGATAGAAATGAAAACTTCATGCTTGATAAATCCAAGTGCATTCAAAGGATCGACCCGGTAGCATCATTGATGAATTCGCACGTTAGAATTTGGCTAAACGATCAAACGAAGAAGCCGAAACCCGGCATAATCTTCCTTTAAAGGAGTTGCTTACATTGAAACTACCGATCAAGCTACCAAAGATCCGTTTACCTTCTCTAAAAATAACCTCAAATACTCTCCAAGACTTAGCCCTAGTGCTGGGATTTGGCATGCTACTACACGGCCTATGGCTTATTTACCCGCCTATAATGTGGATTATCGGTGGACTTTGGCTGCTGGTTCCTGGAAGGCAGGCGAATAAATGAGCATAATACGTAAGTTGCTCCTAAAAAACTACTCCATGGGGGACTTTGACAAGGACATAAAGTCATGGATAGGTGGCAGACCAACGCACTCAGGCGTAAATGTGAACGAGCAGACAGCCCTCCGGCACATCACCGTTTATTCGTGCGTCCGGGTCAGATCAGAATCGTTTGCCTCACTGCCCCTGAGTGTCTATCGTAAACGGCCAAACGGAAATGGCCGGGATGAGGCAACGGACCACCCGGTGCATGAGCTGCTACACAATGTGCCAAACCCAGACATGCACACGATGACATGGCGCGAGACCATGAATTCCCACCTGGACCTGTCCGGCAACTGTTACTCGATCATAACCCATAACAATCGGGGACAAGTAACTGAGCTATATCCATGGCCGTGGGACAGCATTGAACCGAAGCGAAATAAGGATACCATGAAGGTTGAGTACCATGTAAATGATCGTGGTAAGGTTAGTATTCTGCCGAGCGAAAAAGTATTTCATGTTCCTGGGTTGGGATTTGACGGTATAAAAGGGTACTCAATAATCAGGATGGCACAGGAAGCAGTCGGAATGGGACTGGCTATGTCGGAATTCTCTAGTCGATTCTTCGGCCAAGGGATGAATGTCGGGTCTGTGTTTCAGACTGACAACTCGATGACGCAGGAGTCTGTTGACGCTCTGAGGGAACAGCTCCTAGAGAAGGGCTCTGGCTTGGCTAACTCATGGATGCCATTGATATTGCATAGCGGTTTAAAGTTTGCCAGGATACCAATGCCTTTATCTGATGCTCAGTTTATCGAGAATATCCAGTTAAACAAAGAAGATATCTGCGGTCTATACAGGGTACCGCCACATATGGTGGCAAATTTACAGCGTTCGACAAATAATAACATTGAGCATCAAGGAATTGAATATGTTATTTATTCCATGCTGCCACTTATCACTCGTTTTGAGAAAACTGCAGACTGGAAACTTTTCACACCGGCAGAACGCGCGGCAGGGTACTATACCAAGTTTAATTTAGATTCATTACTGAGGGGTGATTCCAAGTCCAGAGCTGAGTACCTGAGTAAAAAGAGAAGTTCAGGAATTATAAACGCTGATGAATGGCGTGCTCTAGACGATGAAAACCCCATCGGCGGGGCCGCTGGACAGGCGTATCTGGTTAATGGTGCAATGATTAGCACTGAGACAGCCGCAGCCCAGCAACCAAGGAGTACGGGCACAACGGGAGGCGACGGTGAGTAATGGCTAAGAAAATTAATATCAAGGGAGTTATCGTGTCAAACGACGATAAGTTTATCTATGACTATTTTGGCATAGAGGCAGTAAGCCCGAAGGATATAAGATTGGAGATCGAAGCTGCAAATGGCGACGAACTTGATTTCGAAATTAATTCCCCTGGGGGAGACGTGTATGCTGGCTCAGAAATGTTTACAGCTATAAAAAGCTACGAAGGTAATACAATCGGACGCATTGTCGGCATCGCCGCAAGCGCGGCCAGTGTTGCGGCTATGGCAATCAAGAAACTCTCGATATCGCCTACAGCGCAGATCATGCTCCATAACGTTTGGAGTGCGACCATGGGGGACTACCGGGACTTCGAGCATGAAGCAGATGTCCTGAAAGGCTGGAACAAAAGCATAGCAAATGCTTATATGCTCAAAACTGGCAAGTCTCAGAGCGAAATCTTAGGACTAATGAACCGCGAGACGTGGCTTCCCGCACAACAGGCTTTGAAAGATAAGTTTGTCGATGAAATACTTTTCGATGAAGGAATGCAATTGGTAGCGAGCGTCGGTAATCGTATGCTCCCGAGAGAAGTAATCGACAAGACGCGTGTGTTCTTGAAGAACAGTCATGAACCGCCTAGTGCTGGATCTGAACCACCACCAACAGACCCACCACCAATCGACCCACCAACCGACAAGCAGGAACACATGGACCTGCTTTTTTCATTGCAACGAAAAGCCAAAGCGAACAAAAACAAAATTAGGAGCGTGATTTAACATGAATTTACTTGAACTAAAGCAAAAATACTCAGGACTGTGCGACACCCAGAAGGCCATAGTAGATAAAGCTATCGCGGAAAACAGAGGCATGACCGACGAAGAGAACACCGAGTTTGATAACTTGCAAAAGGACATCGACGGTCAAGCGGCACTCATCGCTAAGGCAGAGGCAGTGCAGGGACGCGCGGCATATCTTGATGCGCCGGTGGGCAACACAATGCGTCCTAGTGGTATTCCAGCAGTGCTCGACACTCAGGCGGCCAAGAAAGACGATGGCGGGTTCAAGAATCTTGGTGAGCTTATTTATGCCCTAAGATTTGGTGACGCTAAAGGGCGCACGCACGAGCTAGCCGATAATAAAAACGGGCAAGAGGGTGGCAAGGCTGTTCCCGAAGCGTTCAGGGGCCAATTCATGCCGAGCCTGAGAAACGAGTTTACCTTTGGTACAGGAAGCGAAGGAGGCATCATGGTACCGGCGCAAAGAAGCACCGAGATATTAAAAATCAACTCAGAAACAGCTATTGTGCGTCCTAGAGCGCGGGTTATCCCGGCCGGTGATCCGCCAGATAGCTCTATCACTTTCCCGGCGTTTACGCAAGGCAGTAAGGGCGTGTATGGTGGGGTAGAGGTATATTGGACTGGTGAGGGGCAGGAGATTAAGGAGACTGGCGGTAAGCTTGAGGAGGTCATGGTATCCCCTAAAGAAGTTTCCGCATTAGTCACAGTCAGCGACAAGCTCTTAAGGAACTGGGCTGCCTCCGATGCGTTCCTCTCCGATCTTTTGAATGGAGCCATGTCTGCCGCTGAAGATATGGCATTCCTTTTGGGTAACGGTGTAGCCCGTCCGCAGGGGATTTACAACGCCCCTGGCACAATTATGGTTAACCGATCTACTGCGAACCAAATCAACTACATCGATACGGTAAACATGCTAACAAAACTCCTGCCCGAATCTGTTAGTAATGCCTTGTGGATTGCAAATCAGAGCACGCTGCCACAGCTTGCCACTATGCAAGACCCAGAAGGTCATTACATCTTTATCCAAGGCGATGCAACTAAGGGCATTCCGGCAACACTATCAGGTATTCCGATTAAGTTTACCGGTAAGACTTCGACGATTGGAAAACTCGGGGACCTCTCCCTTGTGGATGCTTCATACTACCTGATAAAAGATGGAAGTGGCCCATTTATGGCAGCATCAGAACACGTATACTTTAAAAATAATAAAACTATTATAAAAATTGTATGGAATGTTGATGGAAATTTATGGGTTAAAGAACCATTGACCTTGGAGGATAAGGTTTCTCAGGTTAGCCCCGTAGTCGTTTTGTCGGTGCCCCTAGTATAACCAACGAGGGGCCGTAGCGCCCCTCTAATCACTTAAAATAATATTATGGAGGTAATAAAATGAAACTACTCTCTGAAAGAAACAAATTGGACATTGCCTTAAATTCTGTGAGCTTAAATGGCGCTGCAACAGGAGCCTACCACTCCCTCGCTAACTACGGCAAAGCCCTCTACATCGCCAGCCTCGGCGCAATGGCAGCAGCAGCAACAAGCGCCCTGCAAGTAATGCAAGCCAAAGATGCCCTAGGCACTAGCGCTAAAGTCATCACCAATAACACAGCAACCATCACAGCAAACACAGGCGTAACATCAGCAACGCTCACCCTTGCCACGGTAACAGTCGGCCAGTCAGTCACAATCAACGGCCTGACCTACACCGCAGCCGCAGCAGCAGACCTGCCAAACCGAGTGTTTAACCAAGCCGGAGATGACACAGCAGACGCAGCGAGCTTGGCGGCAGCAATCAACCACTCGACCGCAGGTGTGCCGGGAGTCAAGGCAGTATCAGCAGCCGCAGTGATCACCCTGACGGCCAAAGAACCGGGCGAGTACACAATCACTATTACCGCAGCCGCCGCGACGATTACAGCAGCTACCGTGAGCGCAATAGGTTATGTGGAATGCGACGCATCGTTCTTGGACATTAACAACGGTTTTACTCACGTGGCGTTACGTGTGACCAATAGCGCGGCTATCGTGACCGGGGCTGTGCTTGAGCGTGGCGAGGCCCGATACAGTCCGGTGCAGATGGTAGCGGCATCGAAGACAACTGTTGCGTAATTGAGAGGGGCCGAGTGTCCCTCTCCTACATATATTTTCAAACGAGAGGGTGATAAACTATGGTGTACACAAACCTAGACACAAACGGAAACCAAATACAATCCGATGTCATAGCCTTTGCTCCTAAGCGAGTCACTGCAACAAGTGCCGAGGATATAATTATTAAGCGATCTGCTGGGGTGGTGTCGTTGCTCCACGTGGAGACATCAACTGTCACAGTAGCATTGGTTGACGGAGAAACACAGGTAAGGCCAGCGTTGGTTGGAACTGATGAAGATGATTTTTCAGAAGCAGTGATTCAATTCGGAACGAACATAACCTTGCGATTTAGCGCTGCGGGCACTGCGACGATACACTACCGTTAGGAGATGAGAGCATGGCACGATTAAGCCTCCAAAAAGGTGGCACAAGCACAGCAACAGGCACAGGCGTAGTCGATGGCAAATTAACATTAGGTACGCAGGATAAGATTGAGCTTGGTGTTCGTGGTCATCATTTGACATCTGAGGTTGTTGGCAACTCCGTTAGATTCATGATTCCCGGCCAAACTGTAGATAGCACAGGCACTGGTCCGATGGTAGAGTGCCGGCAAGAGGCGTCGGAAACAAGGGTAATCACACATGGTAACTCAGCAGATGCTTGGACAGCAGTAAAGACGGTAGCCATAGGTGATAGGGTAAGACCTACAGATGCCAAGGCAACAGGGTTTGTTTATATAGCTACTGTCGGAGGCACTACAGGCGCAACCGAGCCAGCAACATGGCCTAGTGGTGTAGGCAGTACGGTTGTGGATAATACTGTTACTTGGACTCGTAACGTAGTGTTAGACAAGTCGGGAGCGACTAAAAACGGTGCTTACCCTGAGTCAGTCGATAAATATGATCAGGAGTGGGTTAGTAGTGATACGAATACTGCGTACACCTACAACGTTATACCACAGCACAACTATATATTGCAGAGACTGTATTATAAACTTGGGCCTAGTCTTGTTTGGGATGATGCTACGTGCCGCGTGCGGATACGTATATACAGAGGTACAAGCGAGGCTGGCACAAAGATATATGATCAATCTATGGGAACGCTAGAAGCTACCGCGACAGGACAAACAATCTCCGCTAACTCTGAAATTTGGATTAATATTGATAACATAGTGTATTCAGAAGGAGAAGAACTACACTTTATTGCTGAGCTTGTTTCAACAGACCCAACTTGCAAATTAGCTGTCGTAACTAATGCCGGAAATGCTCAACCGTGGAGGGCTATAGATCGCCAGAAGTTCACTCACGTAGCTCTTGTTCCCGCGGATACGGCGTATCCTAACTTGCGTATCTCAAGCCCTACGGATGGGGAAACAGGTGTTAGCTTGACACCTACTGTAGTTACAGAGCTAGGTCAGTCACGTAGAACTAGCTGGCACGGTGCACCGAACCAAACTATAACTAGTCCCGACACTTATCTAACAATTGCAATGCCTGCAAACGTACTGGGCACAAAGGGAAAATTAACTGGCACGTTCTACTTCAATCAAACCGTTGCAGCAAACTCTAGTGCTCTAGTATATGCAGGATTAGGATCAACCAGCGGTCAAGTTACGCTACCATCTACAACAGGGCGCAGGCAGGTCGATTTTGAAATTCTTGCCTTGACTGCCAACTCTCAGAGGATAGTTGCTCGCGCTGCAGGCGGCAATGCTTCCGTCGAGGCTGCAACATCTGACTTAACAGGTGACAACGAATTCGAGTTGTTTGTTTCACCCGGAGCCGATGGTACTATAATCTTCGATGGGTATGACATCCAAATATTTAACAGTGACGTAGACATACTTGGCGGGTATAACCCAACTAGTACAAGGATCAAGATTAAAGACCTAGCTAAAAATTCGTATGTATCAAATGGTGAATCTACTGGACTTAGCGCATCAGCTGCTACAGCTCTAACAGGGTCCACTAAATACAAGTCTTACGCACAACATAAAACATCAAGCGGAATTTGGTTGCCGTGGGTTGAAGGGCCCTCTTTCACGACGCTATTTAATTTAACTGTTAATGTTAGCACAAGTCATGAAGTGGCTGGCGTAACTTCAAGTTTAGTTGCAGGAGATTTGATAAGGGTCAGTGTTGGAGAAACTGTTAACTCCACTGGGTATAACTTTCATGTCTCAGGTCAGTCCGTAGAGTTTCCTCCTACAGCTTATGACTCAGGAGAGTTCAGATTCAAGGATTCTACAGGGGCTGACTTGCTATTCAGGATAAACTCTGTTTCCGGAACTTCTCCAAACAGGACAGCTGTTTGTGATATCGAGACAAATGCTCAGGTGTTAAGCAATGGGATAATTAAGCTTGTCGGTGCTGGTACGCCTGCCTCTAATGTAAGTCAGTTCGAGAGTGCTTGGGCGGATCAGTTATGGGACCCTGCCTCTGAGACATATGTACAGTTATGGTTACGTCCTGACGGTATAGCTTCTAGTGCTTCATTAGCTACGTGGACTAATAACAAAGGTGTGGCGTCAAACGTAACGCAAGGAACAAGCAGTAAACGACCTGTTGCGAGTGCTACACTTAATGGATATAATATTCCTCACTTTGATGGCACTGATGATATTATGACAGGTACACTTGCCGCAGCAACATATGGCGGTAATACTTCCAAGACACTCATAGAGTTCTCAAGAGCTACTGCATCACCTGCGGACGCAACTCATTTCTTCTATGGAGCTGCTGCTAGCTTAAAAGCCTTTGGATTAAAGCGGACTGGTGCGTCTAATGTAGGATTTTATCAGTGGGGCGCAGATATGACTGACGCTGTCTATAGTTCTACTACGCTCAACAGATGGATTATTAACGTAGCTAAAAAAGATACAAATGTATTGACTCTGTATGAAAATAGCGTGCAGAGAGGAACTGGCTCCCCAGTAGCAGTATCGCTGGACAATAGTAATTTTACTGTAGGAGGTAGAGAGTCTAACAGTTTCAACACATACGCGCCTGTAGACATCGCGGAAGTAATTTTATGTAGCAAAGCTCTTACAGACGCAGAGCGTAACAAGTTTGAGGGTTGGTTAGCGTTTAAGTACGGTCAGTTGGCATTACTTCCTGCTGGACACGCTTACAAGACTACGCCGTTTAGAAAGTTATATACTGACAAGTTCCTGAGTGTCAGTTAATTGCAGGATGATAGGGGCTGTCAAGCTCCTATCAATTTTAAAAAATATACTTAGCCATATAGTCCTCTAAAAAGTAGGTGATAACAATGCAGAGATTAACCCTGATAACCAAGCCAGCAATCGAACCAATCTCACTAAGCGAGGCAAAAAAACATCTCCGCATTGATACAACAGATGACGCAGGAGGTCTTACATCAACGCAATCAATCTCTCCTGGTAGCCATGCGATATCCACGATAACTGGTACCTCAGTCGAAGTACTAGGCTACACCACTACAGTCTTCCTCGAATCCGGCACAAACGGGGCTGGTGGCACGGTGTCTGCTAAGATCCAAGAGAGCAACGATGGCACTACTTGGAGCGATTACGCGTCATTTGCACAGGTAACAGAGGCAAACGATAACGCGAATTACGAGAAGGCTTATACCGGAGATAAACGGTACATCCGTGGTGTGGCTACTATTGCTGGTGCAGCCTGTGAGTTCGCTATAAACGTAATACTTGACCAGTCTGACACGTTTGAGGATGATTATATTAGTGCGCTCATTACTGCTGCCAGAGAGTATTCGGAAGGGTATCAAAATCGTGCTTACATTACTCAAGCGTGGGAGATGTCACTTGGAGAGTTTCCATCGAGCGAAATCGTTATCCCAAAAGGAAATTTACAGACAATCGACAGTGTGAAGTATAAGGACTCTTCCGGCACTGAGACAACGCTCGTAAACAATACAGACTATATTTACAGCACACGCGGGATACTCGGGCGATTAGCTCCGGCATACAGCAAATCCTGGCCATCGTTTACAGCTTTCCCCTTGGACCCGATAGTGATCACGTTCACTGCAGGCTATGGCAGCACAGCAGCCAGTGTACCGGAGAAGGTTAAGCATGCCATGAAACTGCTAATCGGTCATTGGCACGAAAACAGAGAAGCTGCATTAACCACCGGACCGAGTAAAGTGAGTTCCGAAATAGAGTTTTCTGTACACTCTTTGCTTAGCCTCGAAAGACTGGTGCCGCTATGAGAATCGGAGACCTTCGACACAGAGTAACCATTCAAAAACTGATCACAGAGACTAATGAGAACGGGTTCGAAACTGAAGTTTGGATAGATTTAAAAACAAATGTTTGGGCATCGGTAAGTAATCTTTCCGGAAGAGAATTCTGGGCAGCTAAAGCTGTGCAATCTGAAAATACAGTGGAATTCGGTATTAGGTATGCTCAGTTTGTTGAAAGCATGGACAGTAGGACTTATCGGATTAAGCATGGAACAAGGATTTACAACATCACCTCCATCGATAACTATGAATTCAGGAAAACATTCGTCACTATTAAAACCTTGGAGCTGGTTTCGTGAGTAATAGAATCGAACTAAGCGGTTTCCCCGAGCTTGAAAACCTTCTTCACGACATGACAATCTCAGATGCGAAAGAAAAAAAAGCCATGCGTCTGGCTATCATACCCATTAAGGAAGGACTTGAGCAATCCACGCCAACTGGTAAAACTGGAAAGCTTGGGGTAATTAAAACATCAGTCAAAAAAGAAGGATTTGCTACGGTAGGGATATTAAAACTCGGTGCATTCTGGGGGACATTTCAGGAGTATGGAACCTCACAGCAACGTCATCATGTCGGATTTTTCGATGCAACGATTAGGAGAACCGAAGGAGCGGCTCTTGCGATTCTAACTAGGGAGCTACTGGGGGTGATCACTTGAATATTTTTTCTTATACGAGAGCGGCACTTCTTGACCCTACAATAATTAACCTGACAGGCGGCAAGACAGTCCACCTGGGGCACGCCACATTGCCAGTTACGCCTTACATCGAATACGAATTATATGATGAAGATGGAGCATTATGGGCTGAGGGCGAGGAGAAAGCGACAAATTTTTATCTTCAAGTAAGCATCTTCTCAAAGGGAGATTACACCGCGCTAGAAGAAGCGGTCAAGGATAAGTTATTAAGTGTCGGCTTTGAGAGAATTGGCGCTGCGTACCTATGGGAACCTGCGCCTGTAGAGCTTCATCATAGGCCTATTCGTTTTGTTTATACCTCAAATACGGTTTAGGTAATTCGTCGAATACAATTTAAAGGAGGATGATTGTCATCGCTAAAGTAAATATCGATCGCCTTTACTTGGCAAAGGTAACGCAAGATGATGAGCTAGGGTTAGTGTTCGCAACTCCTGAGTACATTCCTGGAGTAAGGCAGATTGATGCAAAGTCAAAGACAAATCAAGATAAACTCTACGCAGAGGGTGTAATTTGGGAGCAAGAAAACACACTTGAAGAAATTACAATCGACATTGACCTTGCTGAACTTTCCAATGCCCAATACGCAAGTTACCTCGGGCACCAGGTAGCGACAGTGGGTGGTGTATACGCAGGAAAGACAGATCAGGCACCCTATGTTGCAGTTTTGTTTGTAGCTACAAAAAGCAACGGAAAGAAAGCTTATCGTGTGTATTACAAAGGTAAATTTACCGAGCCGGATGAATCTGCGAAGGGAAAAGAAGGTAAAACGGATTACCAAACTCACAAGGTTTCTTCAATTTTTCAACACCTGAAAAATAACGGTATGGGTTTCTATAAAGTCGATGAGGATGATCCGAATTGTCCGGCAAACATCGCAACGACATTTTTCGCAAGCGTCATAGTACCAACTGCAGATACTACTGTTCCGACTGTTACTAGTGTACCTCTTGATGCAGCGATAGGAGTTGCGACTGCGGCGAATGTAGTATTTACGTTTAGTATTGCAATCCAACTTTCTACGATCACTGCCAGTAATATATTCCTTGCTAAGGCTGATGGAGCTCTTATTGCTGCAGCGCTGACTGTTGATGCAACGAATAGGATTGTAACCATAAACCCCGCGGCTGACCTATCTGCTGGTGCATATATCGCGGTCTGCACTAACTCTGTCAAGAGCGCGGCCGGCATTCCTTTAGCGGCAAATGTAATTGTGAACTTTACGGTCTAAGTGAACTGAGGGTGGGGTAAAACCTGCTCTCAGTTTTTAGGAATTAAGGGAGGGTCTAAAACTATGGCAAATATAGAGGTCAAAGAGTTTAAGATTAAGATTGGCGGTAAAGAGTATACATTTCGCTTGGATTTCGCAGCACTTATAAAGTTTAATAATAAATTTAAAGACTACAAAGAGATCACCGTCAATAACGATGGCGAAGAAGAAAGTAAAACAGTTGGAGCCATGGGGATATTTAACGACTTTTTACAAAACAAGGATATATATGGAGCTATTGTAAAAATTCTCAGTTGTTCATGCCCTGAAAAAGATTTTACTGAAGGTGATTTAAAATTAGCATTACCCTTTAATTTTAAAACAATGACGGTAATGGATGAGATTACCATGGCATTAATTGACGGAGTAATGGGCGAGAAAGAAAGCGCAGGATCTCAGCAAGGAAAAAACGAGTAAGTCGGTCAAGTCCGGACATTGTGGACTTTGACTATTTTTTCTACATTGGGAAAGTAGTCATGGGCTTGACCGAGGAAGAATTCTGGCGAAGTACCCCAAGGAAAATAAACGCACTCTATAGAATCCATCGTCGCTTCAATGGATGGGATAAGGGCAAGGAAGATGAAGATGAGGGCGAAAGAGTTTACCATATAGACGAAGTGCCGTTTTTGTAGGAAGGCATAAAAAAGGCCCTCCCTTGAGAGCCTTTTTCCTAATCTGCCTTTAAGAGTTCCGGATTATCATGAATATTGCCGATTACCTCGTAATATTCCAAATTCGTAGCATGATCGATTATCCCTTTGTGAGATATGAATTCCAAGTAGAATCCATATGCTCGTTCGTTGCTATATGAACGGTTATTATTGGCTTGATATTTTCCGAATTTAACTATTGCTATGTTTGTATCATCTTTTACAATATCTCCGACAAAAATATCATAGCCATTTGATCCCTTAACTCCGATGTATTGGCTAACTGTTTGAGGATCAACTTTATATTCTCTCGAATCCTTTGGTTTTGGGCTACATGGTGCAGAATTATCTTGTGTAATCTCCGTGATATAAGAATTACCTAATGTGTTTTTGTGGTAATACCCATAGGCCCACTCTCCAAAGTGGATTCTCTTGCCTCTAAATCTCACTTTCGTTTTTCCTCCTCCACATATTCCATTAATATCGTGATAACCAAGTTGTTAAATGACCTGTTTTTACTTTTTGCGATCTCTTCTAGCAGTTTTTTTAATTCCTTTGGAATCGTGATGTTAGTCCTTGTATTTTCTTCACTTATTGACATATTGATCACCTCAAAAGTATTATATCATTGTTATCACATTGTTGCAATAGCGATACCATAATGGTATAATGTATTGCGAGGGGGTTGAGAATAAAGATTTGTAGCAAATGCGGTGAAGAATTCCCAGCAACAAGTGAGTATTATTACGTTGATAACAGGGGGAGAAAGGATGAGTTTAGGGCGAGATGCAAGGCTTGTGAACTTAATATTCAAAGTACTTACCGTCTAAAAAATAAAGAAAAAATATCTAAAACTAATAAAAAGAGCTATCGCAAACATGAGGAAACAATCAAAGCAAAACACAAGATATACCGTCAAGGAAATAAAGAAAAAGTCAGGGAATGTATAAATAGATGGACGATTGCAAATAAGGAATCTGTCAAGGAACAAGCCAAACGATATCGCAAAAACCATATAGAGCGTTGTCGAGAAACAGAAAAGATATATCGAAAAGAGCATGCGGAGGAACTTAAGATAAAAAGTCAAGCTCGCAAGGCGAGAACATTAAGTCTCCCTCATACTTTAACGACTTCACAATGGGAATTGATAAAGTTAAGATTTAATAGGAAATGTGCTTACTGCAATAAAGAGCTACCACTCACTCAGGACCACCTAGTACCAATAAGCAAAGGTGGAGAGTATACTCATAATAATATTATACCTGCTTGTGGCGCTTGTAATAGCAGTAAGCGCGATAACATCTTCCTTGATTGGTATCCAAGGCAACCGTTCTATAGCGAGGAACGTGAAAAAGAGATACTTTCATACTTAGGGTATAAAAATGGTATCCAACAACTAGCACTCATGTAATGGGTGCTTTTCTTATGTCTTAATTATTTTTTTGGAGGGGGTGAGAAAATGGCCGACGAGGAAAGACGCATAACTGCCAGAATGGTGCTGGACTCAACCTCATTCAATGCCTCCCTTAGCGGCGTAAATAATAACCTGAGGATAGCAGCTTCCGAACTTCAACTTGCATCCGCACGAGTCGGAACATTCGGTCGAGACTCCGAGCGTCTTCGGGGAGTGCAGGAGGCACTATCAAGACAGGTTGAATTACATACGAACAGAGTAGGTATCTACAGCCAATCCCTGCAAACCGCAACAACAAGAATGGATACAAATGTGGCTGAAAATGGTCGCCTCAGAGCGTCCCTAGCCTCATCTAATACAGCATTCGATGAAGCGGTGCGAGTGCACGGCAGGTATTCCATCGAGGCAATACGAGCACGCCAGGAAACAGTCAGCTTAACTGACGAATTAAGGCGTTCAGACGCTACCGTCCAAACAAATGCCCGCCAAGTTAACAACTACACTACGAGCCTCAATAGTGCCCAGGCGGAACTAACCAGAGTCCAAGGTGCTTTAAATCGTACAAATACAGAGATTGCACAACAAGAAAGTCGTTGGTTGAGCGCAAGTCGTACACTGACTACAGCGTCTGCACAAATGAGAGCCGCAGGACAGAGTATGTCTAAAACAGGACAATCTCTCACAGTTGGGGTAACGATGCCAATCGTTGGGATTGGCGTTGCTGCAATAAAAACTGGTATGGACTTTGAGGCGCAAATGAGCCGAGTGAAGGCAATCTCTGGAGCTACAGGCGAAGAGTTCAAGATACTTAACGACCAAGCTTTAGAACTTGGGAGTTCAACCGCTTTTTCTAGTTCCCAAGCAGCGCAGGGCATGGAAAACTTGGCAAGCGCTGGATTTACGGTTGTAGAAACAATGGCTGCAATGCCCGGAGTTCTTGATCTTGCAGCTTCTGGAGGCGTTGAAATTGCGGTGGCCAGTGAGATTGCGGCTGGTGCGTTAAGGGGCTTTGCGTTAGACGCATCCCGGAGTGCTCATGTAGCGGATGTATTGGCGAAGGCAGCAGGAGATACGAACGCTGGAGTCACAGACATGGGAGAAGCCCTGAAGTATGCTGCTCCGCCTGCCCAAGCGTTGGGATTAAGCCTAGAGACCACAGCTGCAGCTGTTGGTATATTGAGTAATGCTAACATAAAGGGAGAAATGGCGGGGGCGATGTTACGGAGTTCCTTGGTTTCCCTGACAAGTCCGAGCAAAGAAGCAGCCGGGTATATGAAGGACCTGGGATTTAAGGCGTTCGACGCACAAGGAAAATTATTACCCTTTGGTCAAGTTATTGATAATCTGAAAAATTCAACTAAGAATCTTACTGACGAGAAAAAAGCCGATGCCATAGCAACTATATTCGGCAAGGAAGCCCTTTCGGGGATGCTGGTACTCATGGAGGCTGGCGGGGGGAAAATAGATACCTTAACGAAATCATTCCAGGGATCTGACGGAGCGGCAGCGGCCATGGCTAAGACCATGAAGGAGAATGTCAAGGGGTCCGTGGATGAGATGCAGGGGGCAATAGAAACTGCTTCTATTAAGTTGAGCACAGTAATGGCTCCATCTATCACGAAGGTTGCTGAAGGTGTTACTAATCTTGCGAATAAATTTTCTGCTCTGTCTCCTGAAACACAGGAAACTATCGTAAAATCATTGGCACTAGCGGCGGCATTAGGACCAATTATCCTGATTACAGGTAAGGTGGTAACTGCAGGTAGCGCTATTGTTGGAGTTATGGGGAGCATATCGGGAGCAATGGGAGCCGCGAGCGTTGCTGCTGCAGGTACAGGCGCGGCGGTAGGCGGATTAGGGGTAGGAGCGGCGGCAGCGGCATTACTGCTAAACCCGATAACATTAGGAATTTTAGGAGTAGGATCGGTTGCGGTCGGAACGGCCCATCTTCTTAATCAAGAGGTCATCCCTGCGGTGAATCTGTTTGGTAATGAAGTATCCGATGCGACGAAAAAATCAGTAACCGCATACATGGATTTGGATAATAAAGTAGGAGTTTCCCTACTCTCCTTCAAGGCAAACAACACAACGATAACAAAAGCGATTGCAACCGAAATGGTAACAACGTTTGAGAAAATGGGCACCGATATCAAGGCTGGAAGAGACAAGCATTACGCTGAGGACTTAGCAAATCTAACTAAATTCTACGAAGATCAGGGGATGTTAGATATGACGGAAGCCCAGAATGTCTTAGCTAGAATGAAGGAATCTCATGCCGATAGAAATTCTGTGGTAGATAAGTTGGTAAAAGATATAGCTGCAATATATGCTAAAGCGGCGGCTGAAAACAGGTCGACAACTCAAAAGGAAGAAGATGAAATCGCCGTTATAAAAGCACGAATGGCAGCGATGGCAATTGAAGCACTGACAAATTCTGAAAAAGAGCAGAATGATATCTTGACTAGGATGAGATTGCAGGCAAAAAATATATCAACCCTTCAGGCCGGTGAAGTAATTGAAAACAGCGCGAAGCAACGTGATGAAACAGTCAAACTAGCTAAAGACCAGTATGAGAAGACCGTTGCCTCCATTACGAGGCAGAGAAACGAAGGAGTAATAACATCTGATGATCAGGCGCAAAAAATGATTGACGCTGCAGAAAGATCGAGAGTCGCGTCTATCGCAAAAGCAAAGGACACGCACGAAAAGGTAGTGCATGAACTACAGCAACAGAACGAAGATGTTGCTAAACAAATAAATGAGCAGGATGGGACAATAAAGACTTGGTGGGATAACTTAAAAGATTGGTTCAAGGATAATCCAATAGTTAGATGGATAACAACAAAAATTTCAGGGCCATCTGGCGGAGAAGATATAGATGATAACGCAAGCGGAACAAATAATTTTCGTGGTGGACTAACAACTATGCACGAAAATGGATATGAAGTCTATAACCTTCCTGGTGGATCAAGAATTTATAACCACGAAGCAAGCGAAGAAATGGTACTAAGGACTGCACAAGAGGTTGCTAGGGGAGTTTTAGCCAGTAGTAATGGTGGAACTAATCTTAATGGCCCTATATATGTAAACGTGCTAGCTGATGATTTAAAACAAGTCGGAGATGTTCTGGAATTATTCCGTAGATTACCACAAGTTGCCCGGGCAGGGGGGTGAAATATTGGCAACTAATCAAACAGTTTTATGGGAAGAAGTGTGGAAACGCACTAAGAATAGTAAGCATTTTGCATTAGCAAACGGTTCCAAGCAAGCTGTAATTTTTCAGGGTGACGTTCATTATCTAGATATTAACGGAAATTATCAAAACTCGGATTTAATTCTGCATGACGAAGCAGAACTTGACCTCTTCGACTTTCCGATCGCCGCAGATGGCAAAGACCTTTTTGAATACAAATTAGGCATAATCAAGCAAGTACGCGCTGTAGATAACGTGGACCGTGAGAAATGCTCTTTTCAGGCTCTAAAGCTACCCTTCGCTGTTAAGTTACCCCGTAACTGGCAGAAGGGGTACACGGTAGGGAAAGACTCCGCTCGGCTAATATTTATCCCTGTTGGCGCGTCAGCATCGGTCGGCGTACTCGATGAGAAGACGAAGACTAGTATACATTACCAGGACGCATGGAACGATACGGATGTTGTTCTAGAGGTTACCGAAAATGGTCTAAAGGAAACATTAACCCTAAAAACGTCCAAGTCCCCCACAATATTTAGCTTTGAAGTCGTCGGTGAACTAGCTGATGACCTGACATCCGGGTCCTTAAAACTCCAACCGGCGTGGCTGCAGGATGCAAACGGTGCAAGAAGGGACGTATTGCAAACCGTCAGGCGCGAGGATATAGGGGTATACCTCGATCTTATAGCAGACGTCGAAGGGCTTGTGTTTCCAGTCATCGTTGACCCTACCGTGGAGATACAGCCTGACGCAACATCCGGCAAAGACACCTACATATCTGAACTCAGCCCAACTGTTAATTATGGGTCGGATGATGTAATATCAGCAGGTTCAGATAGTACGAATCCTCAGAGGCGAGCCCTGCTACAGTTTGATCTAGCCAGCATTCCTGCTAATTCATCCGTAACGAGTGCCATATTAGCTTTGTATTTGTATTCTGTGTCTACATCAATTGACATAAACATAACCACTCACAGGATAACCGATTCGTGGGATGAATCAGCGGTTAACTGGAATATACAGCCTGGTCACCATACGGAGGCTGTGGGAACAACAGCCGTGGGCGCGGTAAGTGCAACGTACAACTTTACAATAACAAGCCTAGTATCCCTACACGTTGCTAGCCCCTCTACGAATTACGGCGTAATGCTCAAATCCCCGGAGACAACAGCTTCAGAACGCAAAACATTCAGGTCATCCGATTACTCGGACAGCACGCAAAGGCCTAAGCTGACGGTAATTTACAATGTACCGCCTACTGCACCGACTATAATTTACCCTAATGGAGGAGAGACTTGGAACGCTAGTGAGATGATATACTGGACAGCGTCAACAGATACAGAAACAGCCTCGGCTAATTTGATGTACAACATAGAGTTGTCTGTAGATGGCGGGGCAAGTTACCCCTACACTATAGCGAGCCTAACTGACGCCGGAGATATAGCTAGACTACATGACTTCTCTGCGATACCTCAGTCCTCTACTTGCTTAATCCGCATACGAGCTTACGACGGAGCGCTGTACGGGGCTTGGGATGTATCAGACGGCGTATTCACCATCCAACACAACCTAGCCCCCACAGCCCCAACTTTTCTCTCTCCATCTAGCGGAGTTATCGACAGATCATTAATCACTAGATTATCTTGGCAACACAACGACCCTAACGCAGATCCTCAGGCGCAATTTGATTTGATGCGTTCCAGTGACTCTGGGGGGAACTGGGTAACAACAACGCAAGCTACAACGAATCAATACCTAGATGTACCTGCAAATACTCTAGCTCACGGGACGATATTGTGGAAGGTCAGGACCTATGATGCGTCCGGATTGAGCAGTGCCTATTCTTCCCAGGCTACTTTCTTGGCTGGGAATAAACCGAGCACACCGACAGTTTACGCACCAACAGGGACTATAGCAACAGCAAGTCCAACTGTTCAATGGTCGAGCATTGGACAGGCATCTTATCAGATCCAAGCCTTAAATAGTTCGAGCGCAGTGATTTGGGATACAGGTGAAGTAGTCAGCACAAATTTAGCACGGACGCTTGGCGTTCTACTCGCAAATTCGTCGGACTACACAATCAAAGTCAGGATTAAAAATGTAGACGGATTATGGAGTGATTATGGGTCTACCTCTGTGAGTGTATCTTACACCCCGCCAGCTATCCCGCTACTGTCCGTTTCCACCGGTACCGGATATATTGGAGTTACGAGTACAAATCCAACTCCATCAGGAAGCCAACCGGCAGTAACGGCAAACGATATATATCGCCGAGAAGTAGGGGAAGCATCATGGACTAGAATTTCTGCAGGTGTTGCGTCATCTACAGGATATAATAGCTTCATAACTTCATTTTTCTCCGTTTACATGGGCATGGGAAGCTATTATAAAGACTATTCCGTGGCATCTGGAAAATTATACGAGTATAAAACTACAGCCAAAGGAGATAACGGAACAGAAAGCGACAGTCCTATAGTTGTAGGGGTGGTGACGCTCAGGGGTGTATGGCTTCACGACGTTACAGATCCGGTTGGCACGGCCTATAATTTTCAGTATGACGGGTTTAAAAACGTAAGCTGGCAGCCGGAAGTTGTGCTGATGCAATTCGCAGGAAGGAAGCAAACTGTAGTAGAATTTGGTGAGTCGGAAACGAATAAAATATCAGTGAAACTGCAGATGAAAAGTGGTGATCTTGATTATGCAATGCTGCAGTATCTTGTAAGAAGAAAGCCAACGTTTTGTTATCGTGACGGACGCGGTAGGAAAATGTTTGGAGTTGTTACTACACTACCAATGTCTGATGAACGTTATGGATATACCACATCTATTGAGGTCACTGAAAACAGCTTTAATGAGGTGGTATAGATGTAAAGCTTTAGTTATAGAGGATGATATGTAATGATGCAAAAACAGCAAGGTATTTATACCGCCTCACAGGTAAAAGCATCCCTTCACGCGGCGAACAGGGAACTTAGATTCAGGTATGATCTACTTGACGGGTCGAACGTTTTTAAAAGAACGCTTAATAATGTCCTCTATGGGCACGTAGAAAATAACTCCCTGGCTAATATTAAGCGTACTGCAAAATTTAGTCTTTTGGATGATAGTACTATTAATTTCTTAAGTGATCGAATTCAGCCATGGACCATGTTGAAAATGCCCGACGGAGACTTCATATCGTGGCCGTTGGGTGTTTTTCTTTTATCTTCCCCAAGGCGAAAAGCGAATACAGTCGGGAGTGTAATTCGAGAGGTAGACGCCTACGACCTCCTGCAGATCCTAGTGGACGATAAAGTAACGGGTAGATATACCGTAACATCAGGGGCTAATTACATTGGGGCGGTAAAGGCTCTTTTGGATAGCGCGAGCCTTACGTCTCAAAATCTGACTCCTACCGAAAGTATTTTACCGACTGACTTAGATTGGGACCCAGGAACGTCAAAGTTGCAAATCATAAACGATCTCTTGAGCGCAATAAACTACAAATCCATAACCATTGACGAGGTTGGGCAAGCGGTTGCTCAACCTTATATTTTGCCTTCTAACCGCGCTAGTGACTATACTTACGTTGACGATGACCAGAGCGTTATATTTCCGGAAGTCGAACAGTCGTTAGATTTGTTTGGAATCCCTAACAAATGGGTAAGGGTGGTGTCCGAGGCCGATCAAGCCGCGATAACAAGCACCTACACAAACTCTAATATAGATAGCCCAACGAGCACGGTGAACAGGGGAAGAACAATCGTTGACTTTGGCACCGAATCAGGTGTTGACCAGGCTACACTAGACGCAAAGGTTCAGAGGTTGGCATATGAGGCAAGCCAAGTATACGAAGATGTAACGCTCGAAACGGCTATAATGCCCATGCATTCAGACGACGATATGTTAACTCTTACGTTTTCAGCGCTTGGTATTAGCGATAAATACTCGGAAATATCCTGGGGATTTGATCTGAAGGCCGGGTCAAGAATGAAACACGGAATTAGAAAAGTGGTGAGCATTTGAGCAAGCTTATTAGCGCAGAGGATTTCTTGGGCATAGTTAAGCCGCAGAAAAACCAGGGAGCAAATTCCCTGGTTTTTAAATTGGGCGTAATACCAGCGGATTATGCTTCCGGAAGGCCAAGTGTGAAGTTCGATGGCGAGAGCGTGGCTAGCGTCCGGACATACCCGTATCTTAGTAGCTATACGCCGACAGCTAATGACCGAGTTATGTTGGCAGTGGTAGGACGTGGATTAGTTATACTTGGCAAAATAATTTAGGAGGTGCACTATGGCAATATTAAGGGACGAAAACGGAAATCCAATACCGCAATACCAAACAGCTACTCCAAACGTATTTGAAGCAGCTAAGGGGGCAGGTGGAGCGATTGACGTAAATGTCAAAACACCCCTTCCGGCCGGGACAAACATTATGGGGGAAGTTGGTATTGACCAAACTGCAGGACGAAATGTCGTAAAAGACAGTGATGCTGGAAGTGGAGCAACGGGAGTAACTGTACCAACCGGGGGATCAGGAAAGCTCGGTTGGCTGAGTGGTATATATGATCGCTTGTCCAAGGTGGTTCTTGCAGCCAGCACGGCAATAATCGGAAAGGTTGGTATCGACCAAACTGCAGGACAAAATGTCGTCTCCTTTGGGTCTATTTCCCAGCCAGTTAAGGTTACGGACAGCATGCCCTATCAAACCTTCGTCGAGCAGAAAACACAGGCCAACGCAGTCGCTGGGGTATTAACTTTCTCAACAAACATTGGAGCAATTGAGATTTATAATACTGACCCTGTGAATACAGGGGTATTTACCGTTAATGGACTTCCAATTACCGTCCCACCTGGCAAAACATTTATGTCCCCCATGGGAGGCAATGCAAGCACAACAGTTTTCGTTACAGGGGCCACATCTTACATCGTATCAAGATACGTATAGGAGGAATAAACATGGGATACAACGATAGCCCGAGGTCAGCAGGGGTAAGCATAATTGGCGTTTCACAGGCACAGTTTGATGCGCAGTTGGCTGAAACTACGCAACAGGGTGTAAGTGTTATGCGATTCGGGGCAAAGGGTGACGGAATAACGGATGATACATCCGCAATTCAAGACGCTATTGATTACGGACATGCGAATAGTGTGCCAGTTTTCTTTCCAAGTGGCGTATACCTTTGTGCATTGTTCGACGTTGTGCCTGATTATTTAATACTTTATAACAAAGCATTTGCATTAAAACTGTACCCTAATTCTTTCTTATATAGCAAGAAAGATGCTACAATTATCTTTAAAACACAGGAATGGGGCGACCATTGGGCCAGTGGAATTTTAGCCCACCATAGTTTTAAAATGAAGGGTATTTCCTTAAAATGCACCTATAAAGAGATGTATAGCGGTTCTCTTATTTGTATTAGTGGGCAACGCAATAACCTTGCATCGTTTGAAATTCAAGATTGTACTTTTAAAGGAACTTATTATCCGGTTTGCTTGGATGATTATGTAGATAAGTTTCTTGTTGAAAATTGTGAGTTTGAAAGCATCGCGGAAATTGAACCGAGAACATCGGATGGTGTATACCTCCACGGTGGTGCTATTTATGCTAATGATTGCCGATGGTGTAAAAATGGCGTTATCCAAGGAAACAGGTTCTTAGGTGCAAAAAGAAATGATGCGATAGAGTTTAATAATGACCATCATGCAATGACAGATTTTCCATTAGAAAACATAAAAACTACAAGGCTATCAGATGAATATACCGAAAACATAACTGTTTGCAATAATTACATTGCAAACTATAGCGACACGGGATCTTCCTCTGGATTAGGGATAGGATTTGCAGGGAGTTCGAGGGGTGTAAAAATCTATGGGAATAACCTTGAAAATATAATCCATGATGGGATACACTTTGAATATATGGCTACCTGGGATAATGGGGAAGAGCCAAAGAATATTATAATTAGTGACAACATACTTAAAAAATGCGGTTATGATACTTCGGTTAATTGGTCTGGTATTAATATTTTTGGAGCAACTACAAATTATAACGAGGAGTCTATCAATTATAAAGATCACGCAATCCTAATAAGCGGAAACGTGATCTCTGATATTAACACTAATGCTACAGGAATAAGCCTGTACGGAGCATCGGATGCAACAGTCACCGGGAATAAATTAAAAGGCATAACGCCTTTGGATTTTGATAATTTAACACCAGCCGGACTTCAAGGAATTGCGGTTAGAACAGAAAAAGACATCGTTATAGCAAATAACGAAATCAAAGACCTAAGGCGAGGAATTAATATCCAAGCTACAACTGCATCGTGGAAACAAGGTATTATGTCCATAGAAAACAACGAATTAATAGATGTTTATTCCCCGTATTATAGTCAAATTTATCAAGCTGATGTAGGTGAAGGTATCCGATTAAAGGGCAATAAATATAGCGGATTTACTCAAATGGTTACAAATGTAGCACCAGATAATCCGGTGGAAGTATGGTTTACTGAACCAGCCCCTGTTATTTTTGGAAACATCTTTGATAAATGTATTTATAACACGATTCCTTATGACACAATGGGTATTTATACATCTAACAAGTGTTTAAACCTAGCAGGTATTGGCACAAACGGTGCTTCGACTATGATGAAAGTCGGGCATTCATCGAATGATATTTGGTATAAATACAATGAATTCAATGATATGTCTGCTTTGGCATCGGGAACAATTACTAAATATATCTGTACTGGGAGTGGTTGCTTGTGGAATAAAGATCAGGCAATACATTCATATTTGGTCAATGTAACAAATGGAAAAAGAAAGGTTATTTGCAACGATGCCAATACAACGGGCGGTATTATCGTCGGAGGCATTGTAAGTATTAATAGTGTAACTTACACAATCATTAAAAAGGATATAGCAAATAACTGTTTCTATGTTAACAAAGCATTGAACACAACTAACGCTAGCATTGCTATGGTATACGTTAAGGCAACATGGAAAAAACAAACTATAAGTGTAGTTGACGCATCGTTTACATCGTTGTAATTTATGCGCAGTAGACGCATTATACGCACAACACAAAAAGACACCCTCCCAAGGGTGTCTTTCTTTTGTGATGCCAGGCTTAGGGACGGGTGCTTTCTATTGCGTTGGCTAGCATCATTACTTCGTGGCTTCCGATCCATGTGGTTGCCACACGTTTTCTGCTTAGGTCAAATATCCCGAATACAGTACCGTCTTGAACTATACACCGTGCGTTTTCTTTGTTCTGATCAGATGTGCATCGAATAATCTCAAGCGGTACCGCACACTCTTTCATAGACGCAACCACTTTTCTGAGTTTTTCGGGCAGATCCTCAAACGCGCATTCTTTCTTCACTGGTCATCCCTCCTTTCACTTCGTGAGTTCGATGAGTAAACATCCATTTTCTAAGCGACCGCGAGTAGTAGTATTCTTTCCCGCATTTTTGGCAGGTGCAGTTTTGGTCAGCCTTGGGCTGCCTTGGCGTGTGTCCACAGGTGCAGGTTAGTTGTTTCATCTTCATCCCCCCCTCTGATTCTTATCAACTCTCTAATGTATTTGATCAACCTTATGATTATAGTATACAGTAAATTAGTCAATGAGTCAATTATTATAATCATAGTGTTGATATTTTTAATTAAATATGTTATCATCTTTTTAGAGAGGTGATAACGTGATCGAGAATAAACTAAGTGAAGTCATGGGACGCAAACGCTTGAAAATATCAGACGTGATTGAGGGTACCGGACTTGCCCGCAATACAGTGGCGGAGATGTACCACGGGAGGTCAAAGGCAACAAATTTTGAGACATTGGATAAGCTTTGTACGTTTCTGGAAGTGGGAGTAGCGGAATTGTTGGAACACCAAAAAGACGCTGAGGAGGGGGCGGTTAGAAATAGAAGAATGTAAATTAAGTTTCAGAGAATTTTCTGAGATAAATCCAAAAGTAATCGAAATTTATAAAGGCTATTCAATTTTGCAATATGATGCAGAAAACGGATATCGTGTTGATTTCGGAACAAAAAGAACTAAGTTAGTCGAAACCGTTGAAGAAGCTAAAGAATTAGTAGATTTTAGATTGTCGCCTGATAAATGGAGTGAACAAAAAGACGCCGGAGTATAACTTTGGCGTCTTTCGTATTGCAGTTTATTTTTAATCGCCAACGTTGGCGATTATTTTTTATGGGTTTCATGAAAGGATGGCGAAAGATGAGTGATTATTGGGGTTATTTAGTCGCTATAGGGGCATTCGTCTCATGGCTTATCGGAGGTTTCGATGCTCTAGTCCAGATTTTAGTTATCTTCATCGTTATCGACTATTCCACAGGGTTAGCAAAAGCATGGATAAACAAAGAGCTCAGTAGTCAAAAAGGTTTGCGCGGAATAGTCAAAAAGCTCGCCTTGATCTCACTTGTGGTGGTCGCTGAAAAAATAGACTTCCTTATCGGCGGAAATGATTTTATGCGCAATACAATCATTTATAGCCTGATTACGAACGAGACAATATCTATCCTTGAGAATGCAGGACATATTGGGATACCTATACCGAAACAGTTTTTCCAGGCTTTAGATAAGTTGAAGAGTAAGACGGAGGAGAAGGGGGATTAGAAATGTACATAGACTGGGAACCATCGCTAAACTTTAGTGCTGGCAGGGCAGGTAGAAAGGTAATTGCCATCGTGGACCACATCACCGCAGGAGCTTATCCAGGATGCAGGGAGTGGATGCAAAATACAGCATCTAAAGCCAGCGCTCACTATGTTGTTTCAAGAGCTGGAACGATAGATCAACTCGTCAGGGAAGGTGACACGGCGTGGCATGCCGGGATAGTAAACAGGCCTAATTGGAGCCTATATGATGGTACGAATCCAAACAGGTATACCATCGGTATAGAGCATGAGGGGCAGCCTGGGGAAGAGCTTACAGAGGAGCAATACCAAGCAACGCTTTGGCTGCACAAGGATCTGATTAGGAAATACGGAATACCGATAGACAGAGACCATATCATCGGGCACTACCGGGTTGATAGTGTTAACCGTCCCAACTGCCCTGGTTCAGGGTTTCCGTGGGACAGATTATTTAGAGATTTGAAAGGGGATGGCGACGTGTTGGAGGTAGCAGTTTTATTAAACACAAAGGAAGACTATTGGGCAGGAGCAGATGTAGCTGCCAAGAACGGTAACTGCGCAGTGTTTGTGCGGGGGGTGGATAAGTCAGTGCCGAAGGATGCCATGGCGGCGAAGCGGTTGATTGTTGTGGGAGGATCAACCGCTGAGCACGCGAACGAGGTTTTACTGTCGGGGAAGACGAAGTTTGATACGGCTGCAGTGGTTGGAAAGTATTTGGGGTAAGAAGGGATTATTACATGTTTTCTTTGCGAGATTTTATCCCAAGCATTAGGGATGACGGAATAATGACTTGCATATTATTTTGGGCAGTTATAGCACTCGCCATCGCCTCGCGCCCGCTCACATGGATGATCCACAAATTATCGAGAGGGAAATATTTTTATTAAAACAGTCAAAAATTTAAGAGTCTATCTATTCAAGCGAAGTGGTTGATTCGGCATATTAAATCAAGTAAATGCATTATGGAATATTTTTAACCGAAAAAAGGGAATATTTTTTGGAATATTTTCTGTACAAATGGTAAATTCGCAATCGCTTGCCAAAACGAAAGGAATGATCAATGTGGATGAAAAAGAACTGGCTAAACGTTTTACCCATCACGCCCCAAAGGGTGGTCAAGTACAAAAGTTCGAGGAAATCAGGGACATGGGTAAAGCCTTCGTTGAAATAATTGATATCCTATGTCCTGATTCAAGAGAAAAATCGCTAGCCATAACCAAGATTGAGGAAGCGGTTATGTGGACTAATGCAGGAATAGCCAGGAGCGAATAAGCCAAAGCGAAAGGAGCATAATCAAATGCCAAAAGAATGGTACAAATCCAAAGCCATATGGGGGGGACTAATCGCGGTAGGCTCAGCCATTGCCGGCGCGTGTGGCATCGCAGTTAATGCGGATACGCAGGATCAGATCGCGGAGTTGGCTGTTGTGACCGGCACTGCCATAGGTGGATTGTTGGCGATCTATGGAAGGGTTAAGGCGGAGCAGAATATTAAGTAGAGCACGACGAAAGCCCCGGGCCGTAATGGTTCGGGGCTTTTTTGCGTTTGGCATGGAGATTACTTAATTTCCTCATTCATCCCTCAGACTTTTGACAAAGTCCCTTACCTTGTCAAGTTCATCCTCATTGAGCCATATAGATCTTTGCTTTCGGCCAGTAGGCTTGCGCCCAGAACCTTCTCGTTTTCCGCCGTGCCCTGAATTCCCTACCCAAACGCCATTTTCGACGACGTAATCATTTTGGAAATTAACCCCGAATGTATTTCCTTCTTTGGCTGGACGGAAATCTTCACCTTCAAGTAATTCGTTTTTACCGTCCCATTGAGCAGGCTTTCCGTCAACGTAACCGATTGTGTAGTCGCCGTCATCAACTAACTTTTCGCAGGTCATCCAATTTTCAAATATCATGATTATTCCTCCTCTATCTTCATAAATTCATCCCAAGTAATAACTTCATCCGTATATATTCCCTTTCCGTCGAATATCATTTCGACGGGTATTTCCCCAGAAACCAAGTCGTTATCCTGAGTGAATCCTTTCCTGAAGGAATTAATTCCTTCAGGAGGATTAATGTAGCATTCAATGAACACGTCACATCCTCCCTTGTGCCAAAATGTTGGCAGAGGCTGTGCAATATTATGAACAACTTGTGTTCTTCCGTTTTCGGTTTCGATAACCGAAGGTGCAATTCTATTTCCGAAGTCCCATACTTTATATTGAGCAAACGCAGAAATATATTTTTTCATCCAAAAAACTCCTCTCGCCCCGCTCCTTACGAGCTGTCGGGTATAATTTTCAGTATGTGCAATTATTGCACGGACTCATAAATCCATTTACACCCAATGCATGTCCTTGTTCTTCCTTTTAGGCAGTTGATGATAGAATCTTTATCTACGCTATTGGCTTGAGCAGCTTCAGTAATGCTGCTGTACCTAATTTTTTCTCCATCAGGTAAAATCTTGTAAACTGGCTTTTTATTACTTTCCGCTGCTTTTTTAGCACCTTCACGTAAGTAAACCATGTATTTACCTTTGTATTCAGTATCATTCTTAATGCGTGATTCTTGAACTAGGTTATGCTCCTTTTTAAAATTCTTTCCTCTTGTGGCGGAATTTGCAATTAAGTGGGAATCTGATTCTTTCGCTTTATTACTCATGATTTCTCTTAACCCAGGAGAACAAAAAGTATCTCTAGTTGTAATTAGTAGGATATCTCGTATTTCACGCGATGATATATCATGTTGCTTCCAGATGTGCAGTAGAGGGTTTTTGTAAGGGCCTTTTCCGCATATGGGGCAAAGGCCCTTGTTTAAAAAGACTAGTATCTCCTTTTTGTTTTCTAAAGTAATTTCCATAAGATTATTGTAGTCCTTCGATCAATTCATTCACAACCTCAGTGGCAGCTTCAGCCGTGATAGGATCGGAGTCATCCCTGTGCAGTCCTACACAAATCTTGATGTGGTCAGATATTTCATTTGCTGTTCCAATCATGGCTCCGTGTTCACCTTTGGGATAGTTCAGCATTTCGGAAGTAATTTCTACTTCATCATCGGACATTTTCTGAGACCAGACATAAACGAAGTGTTTTGTATCAACTTTTCCGATGATGTAACGGGTCTGGAAAAGTTCCTCGGAAAGGATGTCGGTAATAACCTTGAATTCGATAGTGTGGCTCATGTCATTTCCTCCTTCACGCCGGTATGGCCCCGACTGGCCTAACTACGCTTCCTTTGCGTACCGAGTAATATTCACCGCGCAACCCATACGATTTTTCTTCGCGAACCAAGGCTCAACCTCCATCCCTAGTTCGGTTTGGTTAAAAACACTTTTTGGTACCCAAGTTTCAACTGTGTAATCATCTTCAACTTCGGTAACACTGAGGAGAATAGCCTTTTCGGTTTCTCTAACAATTTTAATGTCGTACTCTGTATCTAGGATGATACTTTTTCCGATTCTGACTAATTTCTTCACTGATACAATCCAACCCTTTGAGCTTCCAGTCTTTTCTACTTGCTCCTCTCTTTCGACAGAGAGGACTTCAATATCGCCCAATTCATTGGTAATGAGTTTTTCCACTGATTTTACTCCTTTCTTAGCGGATGCCCACAATGTTCGAAGAGCCAATGCTAGTCTAGCCACATAATCCCCAACCATTCTACGCGCCATCTTGTGGGCTTCAACCATCATTTCGCGTTTGCTCATTTTAATCTTCGTCATTGCGTGCAACCCCTTTCTTTATCTTGATATAATTATACTGCTTTTCAAGATGAAAGTCAACACTTATTTTCAAGCTTACATAAAACAGCCCCCGACTTACGCCAGGGACCAATGGTAATTACTTCGCTTTTTATTGAAACGTTACGTTGGTGGCTAATACTTGAGGAATTGTCATCTCTGCACCCATAACCGTCTTATATGTCAATAGTCCCATGGACATCCCTGAAAAGGTTATAATATCATCTTCTAGAACCCGGCTACTAACGATACCCTTGTCATATTGAATCATGACAGTATTCTCATACCCGTAGGTATTTTTGGTAACGTTGACTCTAAGGTTAACTAACTTACCACTCTCTTGAACCTGAATGACCTTACCTGTAAATATTACATTAGTGCCCATATAATTATCAGGATTACGGGCTAGGTCTTTATAATCTACATGCTTTGGCTTCCTAGCCTCTGCATCAGCCGCAGCTTTGACATCAGCGACCGCCTTGTCTGCTGCGTCTTGCTTTGCTTTTGCTTCGGCATCAGCCTTGACCTTGGCTTCAGTAACCACTCTAGCTTCCTCAAATTGCTTAGCTCTTAATTCAGCATCTGCTTTCTCTTGGGCAATTTGTTCAGGAGTCTTCTCAACAACCGGAGCAATGACTGCCGAACTTGGTACTGTCGTCACTGTTTTAGGTTTCGGATCTCCAGTTGCAGCCGCGTACACAACAAGCGCTATGAATAGATATGCGAGTGTTGCGATTACCTTTTTCCACCTCTTTCCGGATCTGAACCCTGGGATCTTACTCATTCGAATCTCTCCTCTTAAATTTAATTTATCAAAACTATTTAGGATTTCCGCGCGCTATTCCATTTTCCTGCAACTCGACAGGATTAATGGTTTTGCGACATTACCATAGTCTGTGTTGGTGGATAATCGCATCAAACGGTTGATGTACCTCGAATCTCCTAGCCTCTGCCATTGCGTCTTGAGACGCTACATTTAGAGACTTGTTCCAGCGCCTTACTTCTTCCTTGCGCTCTTTTTTCATTTGCTCGTAGACTGGTTTCATGACTAGGTTTAGTAGCCCGTATGTTGCCTTTGTGGTTGTTTTACCTAGCTTGCTCATAGCTACCTCCTCAAAATAATAGAATAAATATCCTTCTTGACTTGATCCAACGAAGCGACAAAGAAATCTAGCTCACTCCTGACCTCCAACTTGCATTCAGTAACGACTAGAATTGCAGGAAATAATATCCTTGTCGGTTCCTTAATGGCCCATTCCTCCTTGGTCCAATTCAATTTAGCGATCTCAGAATACTTCCTATCCTTCTCGAACTTGCGATCCGCGTATCGTTCAACCTCTACAAATATCACATGCCTTCGCTTATTTAGTTGGTCATAAATATCGATCATGGCATCGGCCCATAGTTTACCGTCAAACAGGGGATAGGACCACTTCCACTTAACGATGTAGTGGGACTTTTTCTGCGACATGATAGCGCAATACACCTCGTTGATAATTAAGAAGTGATCTATATTACGTGGTTTTTTTAGGCAGTAAATAGCTGGTTCGTGAGGGGTGCGTATGATTCTCCTTAGTCTGCCGGAGTCGGATAACGCTTGTAGCCTTAATTGAGCCTTACGCTTACCATCTTTCTGCCTAAACATAACCCGTTCTATTTGACTCCGCGTAAACGCCGTTCCTTGGCCTACTAGCTCCAATATACGCTCATCGCGCTGTTGCCCGTATGTCACAAAGTTCACAACATCGCCTCCAAACAATATAAAATAATGTAAAAATAAAAAAGTAATGATAGGATGGCACGTATACGGACCGAAAGGCCCGTATACGTAGCCTGCAATGCGCATTTAATCGTTGTGTACAATCACTGGGGGTGGTCGGTAGCATGGTTGAGTGAATGGTTGGTTGAGTGTTCGACCACCCTAGTCGAAATTACAGCCTGTATGACTGGTTCAACAACACCTTTAATTACAGCTTTCTGATAATTAGCCATAATCTCCTTTATCACCTTGTTGTCGATGAAAGGTACTTGCAGCAATACCTCGTCCTTGAACTTGAATAACGCTCGACCCTCGACATCAGGATCGATCATGGCGGCTGCTTTGTAGTCCTCTGGATCTTCCCCGAGCAATACCCGGGCAGAAACAGCGTTACAATTGAAGGCTACTACCGCAGATATGTTATTCTTCATTGTGCCGGAAATAAGATTAGCGGTCGGGCGATGGCAAGAAACTATAAAATGAACGCCAGCCCCCCTGGATTCGCCTGTAACCTTAGTAACCTTCTCGCGAGCTTTCGAAAATTCTTTACCTTCCATCTTCGTATATTCGTCGAAGTAAACCACGATTCTCGGTAATCGCTTTTCAGGATACTCCTCATTAAACGCCGCAAGATCATCGCATTCATACGCCTTAAATAAATCATATCGCTCGCCAATTATTACAGATAAGTCATCCATCATCCGTTCTACCTCCGAGGGATCTGAAATAGTCCTGTCTACAAGGAGAGGATCTTTGCCTAGCCTTGCTGTCCCATTGCCATGTTTTAGATCACACAGCCATAGGCGGCACTCATTGCGCGTGTATCTGATGTGTAGGGTGGCTAGGATAAGCCTACCAAGGATGGATTTACCGCCTCCTGTCGCCCCTCCGATCATTAGATGGGGACTGTTGCTGGAGGCTAGGTTAAGTTGCTCCAGTCCACGCCTGGACCATCCAAGGGGTATCCATAGACCTTTCTTGTCTGGCATGGTTTCAGCCTCGTTAGTGTAAGTGATGAGGTCCAGTAATTTACCAGAGAGGATAGTTAGGGAGAAGTGCGCCTTCGGATCGTTCTCAAGCCTCTTGAAAAGGACTTCAGACTTTAGATCGAACTCGATGTCGTAGAGGGATTTAATTACTTTCTGCGGATTTAGGCCTGTTGGAATCCTGTACTTGAAAACTCGGTTGTGGCCCTTCCAAGTCTTTTCGATGAGGCGCGGGTATTCCTTCGTTACATAATCCTTGCCGCGCTCTTTGGTTTCGGTACATACGTCATTACGCTTCCAGCTGAGCATGATACGTCCCGGGTGAGAATCCCTGTGCCTTGGGATGTTACGTAGAGCGAATCGTCCGATCTGCACGATAGCGTCTGAAAATAAACCGATGATATCAACCTTAACCGATGCCATGTAATTAACCCCCTTTTGTAACGTTGCTCATTAATTCTCTAGCCATCATGCGTGCCACTTCTGGAGTGATGGGGTCTGGTGGCTTACTTGCGCTGATGCCGAAGTATTGGCGTAGTGCCATGCGGATTATGGTGGACTTCTCGCTCTTGGGGATCGCGTCAAGTTTCTTGGCGATCTGTTCATCGTCTCGAAAGGATCTGTATGCCATGGGATCACCTCTCTTTGTGTTAGGCTGTGGGATACGGTGGCAGGGCGTGTTGTGGCGTGGGTGAGTGTGTTACGGGGTGTGATAGATAATATTATTCGGTATAATAAAAAAGAACTTCTCTAATCAAAAAGAAGTTCATAAATAACTAACAAATGGAAAATTAGTGAAACTATCTTGCGGCAATTTGAGGCAAAGTGACCCATACATCTTGATGAGCGTGATACTTTGAGTCAGAAAAGTTTGCATTATTTGGCATTAATTTAATTTTAACAATGCCATCCTTGCTAATGATTATTTCAGAAATGATATCCTTTAAAATACTATTTTCTTCTCGCGGAGGGATTTCTCCCGTTCCAATTACTTTTATAATTTGTAATGAGTCTGCAAGATAATCAATGTCAATATCCTTTTCTTCGGAGGATTTTAGTCGATTGTTAAATTCTTCTTCGCGATTAGCTAGCGCCTGTAACTCAGTATCTATCTCTTTTTTCTTTTTCAATAATTCTTCCTTAGTCCAGTCTTCATCCATATAAAGATCAAGTATTTTGCTTTTTCTATTTAGCAGCTTTCCTCTCAGCACCTTTATTTCTGAAAAGTCTTCTTCAGAAGGTTTAACAGTTTCTTGTATATTCTTATTCTCCATGAGTTCCTTGATATAGTTGGCGTTTCCAACCATATTCATTAGCTCCCCTATTACGTTGTTATCTACTAATGACACCTTATGTCTAGCGTTGCAAGCAGGGTCATACGGCTTATGGGTGTATGTTAAATAAACATGCTCTCCATCTTTAGCCATATAACGTTTTGTTCCTAATCTTAATTTCTTGTTACATTCCCCGCAGACCAACAAGCCAGACAAGAGATAACGCGATTCGTGAAAATATTCTACTTGTCCAGTAGAACGTTCATTTGCGATTCTCTTCATGCACTTAAATTGTTCTTCCGTAATATATGGGCCATGCCCTTCCTTCCAAATGATTTTATGTGACAGGGTTTCGCCAACGATAGTCTGTTCATAATAACCTGTGTGCACCTTGTTCATCATAATTCTATAAACAACATTCCCGGCGAATCCACTACCCCTCCTTGTTTTATAGCCAAGTGATTTCAACTTATTACCGATAGACGGAAACCCCATGCCCCCTATATACCACTCAAACATCATCTTTACTAACTTTGCTTCTTCGGGGATTACGCTCCATGTATTTGTTTCACGATCATAGAACGTACCAAATGGTGACTCTGATGCAAAATACGTCCCAGCTTTGTGTGCTGCCTTTCTTCCCATAGAAGTACGTTTCTTTATTTTCTTCATTTCTCTATTTGCTAAAAGATTGAAGAGGTCGGCAAGAAACCGATCCTCTTCATTATCTAGGTTAATCTCTGATGTTGGTGTAACAAGCTTTATGTTCATCTTAGCAAGCGAATTAGCTAGGTATGCCCAGTCTAATTGCTCAAGGCGAGATAATCTATCTTGTTCAAATAATAAAACCTTAGAGAAGTGTTTCTTACCAGCGTCAACCAATAACCTGTCAAGTTCTTCGCGATCTGAATCTGCTCCCGATTCCCCAAGGTCAGAGTAATAATCAAATATCCCCCACTGCCGCGAGTTTGCGTACTCTGTTAATACGCGTTTCTGTTCATGGGGGGAATATTTATCAACTTGCCTTTTCGTTGATACTCGTATATAAATTGCAACAGATTCCATCTGTAACCCCCTTGATGTCAAAACGGCTATTTAGCCGTCATTTTTATTTCTGGATGTTCCTTTACGAAATCATCAATAAAACCTTGACTAATAAGAACTTTGTCCCCGATGAATAACCAACGTGCACCAGTCTCTACTAGGTCGCAGATGATAACTTTCATTCGCTGTCCTCCTATCAAATATTGGAGCTATTACGCTATTATAGAACATAAGTTCTGCAATAACTAGCCTATAATAGTTCGCGAACAACGAAAGCATATCCTTTTTTATTTTGACATTTAATTCCGACAAATTCCTACGTCTTAGTTGTATTTTTAGCCTCTTTCTCATGTAGCTCTATTAGATTCTTAAGAAATTCAAGCGAGAAAATATTCCTTTCGTCAATCTCCTGAATTAAGGATATGTAAGGTAGACTCTTTTGCTTAGCTACATATTCTTTCACGTTGTCTGGCAACTGGACATTATTAAGATCCGCTAACTGCTCTAAGGTCATACTGCGCTTATCTAAGAGGTAAGATGAGCTTACATTTAATGCATCAGCTACCTTTTCCAAAGCCTTGATTGACATATTGCATTTTCCGTTTTCAGCATCGGACAGGTATGAAAGGGATAGGCCCGTTCTGTTATGTAACTCGGTTAATGATATGTCTCTTATTCTCTCCCTGACATATCTTATTTTTTGTCCATAATCCATGATTCACCATTCCTTTATATATGAATTAGTTAATAGTATACCCAAATATATACGATATTAGCGAATGGAATACCTTTTTAAAAATATCGAAATATATCATTATATGCGCTTGACTTATTCGGTATTCTCGAATATACTAACGTTAATCAAATATTCCTGCGCAAGAATAATGCAACGCAGGTATATTTTTTACCCAATAAATTCGGTATATTCGAAGGAAAGAGGTGAAAACATTGTCTATTGGTAGCCAAGTTCGTAAATACAGAAACTTAAAAGGATGGAGCCTAGGAGAACTTGGAGAGCGTGCGAATCTTGCCAAAAGCACATTGTCGGATATAGAGAACGACAAGGCTATGCCGAGCATTAAGGCACTAAGAAGAGTAGCGGAAGCACTTGGGATTGATCTAGATTATTTATTTAAGCAGGAGTGATTAATCTGACGCTTCAAGAAAAAATCCAGTTCCAAGCATCAATCCGGTCTGAGTTGCCGGGTTTACTCTCTCAACTTGTTGATCTAGGTAAGGTAGATGATGCACTAAGACTCTTATGCGCTTGGGGAACACGAAGTCTAGCAAATTCAGAAATATGGAAGGAGGCCAAGCATTTGCTTGGTGACTAGTTAGTGAAAAGGTTAATTAAGGAAGTGTGCTAATGAACAGTCTGACCGCCAAGGACAACCAACTCCCAGCAACATTAGAGGACATCAGTGGCTTTATCCTAATTGGTCGAGAAAAACTCGTTTCCGTCAGGGCTGAGATAAGAGCAATTGACAGACTGAATCTTGCACAAGGGGTTAGGGACCAAAAATTTGAAGAGGCGAAGATGCTCTCTGAGGCGTTATTGGACGCAGAAGTCCGACTGGGAGAATTGCTAAAGCAGATACCCATCCAATCCGGCGGTGATAGGAAAAGTCAGGATTTCAAAAAACGCAGCAGTGCACCTTTTGAAAAAGAACCTCAGTGCACAGCTGCACCAAGGTTAGGGAAACCAAAATCCGAGATTGTTAAGGATTTAGGGTTTTCACCCGATCAGCAGAAACGTTTCGAAACCCTAGCTGACAACAAAGACCTAGTCGAACAGGTTAAGGCTGAAGCTAGGGAAAACGATGACATTCCGACCCGGTCACGCGTCCTCGACCTAGCCCAGCAACGTAAGAAGCGCGAGGAAGAAGGACCACAACCCGAGGAACCCGGGACACCAGGCTACAACGATTACATTGATTTCTGTGCGAAGGTTGCCAAGAACTTCAATAAAGTACTCTACCAAGTGGATGTGCTGGCGGCAGACGACAAGCATCTTAACGCGCTGAAAGAGTTTCTGGACGAACCAGATATGATCCAAACCTACATTGATCAGATCAGCGAAAGCGTTCCCAAGCTATTGAAGATTCAAAGATTTCTTAAGGAGTTAGTCAAATGAGTAAAGCATTAAACAAGAAAGCAAGAGAGGTAATCTTGAGTCGCATGGAAGAGCTTGGTGAATTAACTACAGAAGCAGTAATGGACTTGATAAGACCGCACTTCATGTTTGATCCGTTTGAATCCAGAGAACGAGAAATACGCCGTAAGGCTCATCGTGTTATGGCTCAATTCAAGGACGACAAGGGAGATAGAACCTGTTACAACTGCACGGATCAGGGTGAATCAAAGTACGTCAATGTGGATACGACCAGCAATGTGGAAGCACTAAAGAGCGTCGGTGCTCAACTCCGGAATAAGTATCTTGGTCTTCGCAAGGGAAGAAAGAAGGTTACTTCGAGACTGCTGGAATTAGCAGGTCAGGGGAGCATGTTTGGAGAGGGAGATGGCTAAAAACTCATTCGGCACAACGCTCAAGCAACTCAGATCCGAAAAGGGCATAACCCAGCAAGATCTCGCTACCGCCATCAGTTAACACTAGGACAAGCCCCGAATGGTGTCCGTTGAGGATTGTGTAGGGAGGAGGCGAAATCAAATAACTAACTTCGAATTACTGAAAAACATGTCTATCGAGGAACTGGCCGTAACCATAATGTGCCCCAACGATACGGGGATGGCCGAGATTGAATGCGATAAGTCGGATACTCGTAATTGTTGCTTATGTTGCCTTGAATGGCTAATGAAAGAATCCAAGGAATGGGAGTGAAAATAATGCTCCGTAAAATCCTAGAATCATTCACCGGCCCGCTATCAAACTCCGAATTCGCCACAGTCTTAGACCTGGTCAGAACAGATGTAAAGGTCAATCGAGTCGCATTTAAGCGAAGGACAAGCACCAAGGAAGCGGTTGACATCGCGTTAGGTTGTTTCGTGGCACTTCAGAGGGGACGGGTAGCTTAAGAAGAAAGAATGTGGAGGATGAATTATGAAAAATCTTATGTATCGCCACGGTGATTTACTTCTAGAATCCATCGATATAATTCCCGAGGGCGCAATTCAGCGCAAGTCTAACGTTATCCTTAATGGTACAGCAACAGGTCATTCCCATATTTTAAATGGCGGATTGGTTCTCGAAAAAGAGGGTACTATTTACCTCCAAGCCTCGGATACAGCAACGGTTACGCATGAGGAACATAACACTATTACCTTACCAGAGGGCAACTATGTCGTGACTCGTCAGGTCGAATATGATCCATACGAAAAAGCTGCACGGGAGGTACTTGACTAATGGCTAAATTAGAAAAGCTTTTACCAGAACAGGAAGCGTTAATGATCCAAGTTCGTGAAGAATGGCTTGATTTTGTCTTTAAAAGCAAGCTGCCTCTCGACAAACAAAAAGCGATAGAAGATGTGAAATGGCTCTATTCTCTTGCCGGATTGGCTGCACCATTAATTATAATCCTAGATAGCCCAAGAGGTTGTCAAATAGGTGCTAATTTTTTAAAAGGTCAGGTCAGGGATCAGGTCGGGGGTCAGGTCGGGGATCAGGTCAGGGGTCAGGTCAGGGATCAGGTCTGGGATCAGGTCTGGGATCAGGTCAGGGATCAGGTCTGGGATCAGGTCTGGGATCAGGTCTGGGATCAGGTCGGGGATCAGGTCAGGGGTCAGGTCAGGGATCAGGTCTGGGATCAGGTCGGGGATCAGGTCTTGGATCAGGTCAGGGATCAGGTCGGGGGTCAGGTCTGGGGTCAGGTCTGGGATCAGGTCAGGGATCAGGTCTGGGATCAGGTCTGGGATCAGGTCGGGGGTCAGGTCAGGGATCAGGAATTAGAATATTTTTATCCGGCAGAAGAAAATGTTTTGACCGACAACGGATGGGTAGCTTTTTATGATTATTTTTCCGGAATCGGGATTGTGAAGCATGACGGATTTACTAAATATATGAGCCACATTAAAAACGGAATATTTTACACCATCTTTTTGAAGGGAGCCGCTATCCTTTGTGGTCGGCCTGAATACATCAAGCGCGATGAGTCTAACCGTTTGCATTGCGAAGACGGACCGGCAATCCTTTGGATGGACGGATATGCACAGTATTTCTGGCATGGTGTATCGGTTACACAAAAGATTGTAGAAACACCAGAACAACTTACCCGCGAAGACCTAGTGCGTGAAGAAAATGCAGAAGTACGACGTGCAATGATGGAAAAGCTTGACTCGGACTTTATAAAACTTTTGGACGTTATTGAGGTTGATCGTGGGATTGTGGGGATTGGAGATAGTCGCAAGGAAGCGGTTCTGTGGAGGACAAGGGAAATAGACTCCATAGCAAATGAGTATTTGCAATTTGTGGGGGTAACCTGTCACTCAACCGGGCGCGAATATGCCTTATGTATCCCATCTGACATAAAAGATGTTTGGTCAGCCGTTGCTTGGACTTTTGGAAAGAGTAAGGATGAGTATAGGCCTTTAGTTGAGGCATAAAACGGATCGGGGAGGCACGCTTTATGGTCAAACAATCACTCCAAACCTGCACATGTGGTCACAAGCCTAAGTTTCCCGAAGGTGAAGTCCGAACCGTCTGCCGTAGATGCGGAGCCGTCTGGGAAGTGGATAACTGCGGTTGTTGGTTCACTCAATCTGTATTTGCCCCATTTGTGGCAAGACCTAAGAAACAGACTAGGAAGAGGAGAAAGGCTGGGAAGAAATGACGAAAGGCAGGAAGCTAATCCCTTACTTATTAAAAAGAATTGGCATACTCGTTCGTCGGCGGCTGCTAAAAATCGATTGGATCAAGCGCGAAGTGCAAGCTTACCGACTGATTCAAAGGGAGAAGATTAGCCGCGATGATTGGGGTAAAACCATGCGAGATAGCCGTACCGAAAAATCGGATCACAGAACGTTGGCTACCGTATCTGACGATGGGATTGTAGTGGATCATATGGATGGCAGGATGATGAGGCAAAGGCATGTTGCTCCAGTGATCATGGATTCGACTCAGTGGGGATGGCTGAAATAAGGAAAGGAGAAGCAAATGGATAAATACGAACTAAAAATAATCAACGCCCTACTAATCGACATCCTGCTCGAACTTGGAATATCAACACATGTTAAGGGCTACCAACACATCATTACTGCTGTTAAATTCCTGAAGGAGAACCCCGACTCCATCAATGCCATGACTAAAGAATTATACCCAGGGGTAAGCAAGATTCACGGCGAGGATGTCAGAGGGAGTCGCATCGAAAAGGGAATCAGGACTGCAGTAGGGTCTAGTAAGGCTGATGATGTGACGTGGCATAGGATTCTTGGAACAGCCGGGCATCTGACAAACACAAAGTTTTTAGCGGCATTGATCAGGGAAATAGAGGTTAGGGCCAAGTTGTTTGAGATCAAAAAAGGGATTAAAGGAGTTGGTGATCAGGTTGGATAAATTCGAACTCGAAACAATTAGTATCCTGCGCGAACTCGGAATACCAGCGCATATCAAAGGTTATCGGTTCATAATTTCGGCTACTAAATACCTTCGCGAAAATCCAAACTCCATCTATCGCATAACCAAGGAGCTCTATCCAGAGGCTGGAAAATCGTGCGACGAGAAAATAGCCAGCCGCGTTGAGAGAGGTATTCGCCACGCAGTAAGCCAAGCGACGGTAGATGAAGCGATATGGGTCAAAGAGCTAGGAAGGACAGGGCCCATGCCGAACGGGGAGTTTCTGGCGGCGTTGGACGAGGCTGTAAGGATTAGGATGGTTGAGTAGTAGGGGGCAGGTATGCAGGAATAACGTTCCGTCGTTTTGTGAATTTGGGAGGAATGTAGCGTGGAAGTAAAGGACTTAATGGTTAATCACGCAAGATCAGTCGGGCGCAAGGATCTTCATCCTTACGCAGTCGGGGCAATAGTCGGAGCCCTTAAGTGTGGTTTTACTTCGGAAGAAACAGTGGTTTTGATCGGAGAGATCATTGAAACGATGCATGATGTAATGGATGATAAGTCGTTGTCTTGGGATGTGGAGTATCCGGATGACGTGAAAAAGGCCCCCTTGCCAGAGGGGACCGTAGGGGAAATTATTCGACCTAAGTTTATCATAGATCTCTCAAGAGTTGAACCATTAGTGGACCGCGTTTGGGCGGAAGAAGTGTTGGAAAAGGAAGAAAATTTAAGGAATAAGGAGTGTGTTGAAAATGCGTGAAAATTTAATCGCCGACTTAAAGGATTTGAAGATATCAATACCAACCGCTAACGAGCAAGTATATATGGCAGCTCGTGAACTATTAACTGCTAAGGATGAACTTAAAATCGAGGAAAACAAACTTATTGCTGGCGGGGTTATCGACGGAAAGAATGCTGAGATCAGGGCGGCGCAAATGCATGGATGCACGGTGGTTGAGCGACAGAATGTAGCGGAGGCGGAGGATTTTTTGGAGAGTATGAAGATGACGCTGGCGAATTTGCAGACCGAACTTCGTATTAATCTAGCCCTCGTGGAACTCGTGAAGGGGGTAGTGTAGTGTGGATAAAGTTAAAATACTTCTGCACTCACTTCGTATTTCTAACTTTAAAGGCGTGACGGATTTTACGCTCATACTTGACGGTAAAAACGCTGACATATTCGGACGCAATGCCACATCTAAAACAACCTTGTATGACTCGTTTTTATGGCTATTATTCGGTCGGGACTCGCTAAATAGGACGGATTACCAGATTAAGCCTCAGGATGAAAGTGGTAACGAGCGTCATAATCTTGAGTCGATTGTTGAGGGTATCTTGTCTGTTGATAGTAAAACCCTGAAGCTCAAGCGAATGCTGTCTGAAAAATGGGTAAGTAAGCGAGGATTACAAACAAAGGAATTCGCTGGCAATGAAACATCCTATTGGGTGAATGATGTTCCGGTTAAAGCTAAGGAATATATCATCGAAATCAATACGATTATTAATGAAAACATCTTTAAGTTACTTACTAATCCGTTATTTTTTAATACCAACGACAAGGGATTCGGATGGCAAGATCGGCGCAAGATACTGTTTGGGATATGTGGTGACGTATCCGATTCGGATGTTATTGATTCATGTGTGACTGTAACGGATAAAAGCATGCTGGATCTTCAGATGGTTATTAACTCAGGGAGAACGATTGAGAATCACAAGAGGGTTATCGCTGAGGCGATTAAGCAATGCAAATCTAAGATCGAATCAATCCCTGCACGAATTAACGAGCAGCTGAGGTCGATAGTTGATGATGGAGTGGATTATGTAGCCGTAGAAGAGTCCGTAGCTGTTCAAAAAAGTGCATTACTGGACATAGAGATAAGACTGTCCACGAGTGCCAATGTTGCTAATTTGTATCGCCAGAAGCAGCAGAAAGCGTTTGGATTACGGTCTGAAATTGACGTTCGCAAGGGTAAATTAGAGGCCGAGTCTGGTGCTGTATTCAAGAAGTTAATTGACGAGAAGTCGTTTTTGGAAAGCGAAAAATATCGCATAGGTGCGTATATTTCGAGGATTAATAGTCAATCCGAGTCGAGAGTTATTGAATACAACAGAATTGATGCCAAACTAGCTGAACTTCGGGCATCATGGAAAGAAGAAGATGCCAAGCAATTCATTGAGCCAAGACTGGATAGCTTTACATGCCCAACATGCGAGCAATCATTACCGGAGGATAAAAGGGAACACAAACTTGTTCGGATGAGAGACAATTTCGAGAAGGCAAAGAGGCAAATTCTTGTAGCGATAAGCGCGCAGGGCAAGGAGTTATCAGAGGAATTGTCAAGGTTAGTTTACGAGCAGAACGAGTCAGGTGCTTCTCTCAATACTCATGATTCCGAATTAAAACAGGTGGAGATCAGATTGGCTGAGCTTGAAAATGAGATCGAAGCTATTCGCGGCACATCTACTGTTGTGAATTATGATGCGGATACCAAGTACTCCTTACTCAACGTGGAATACCAAACACTGATGTCGGAGCTAAGCAAACCTATCGCTGACACGACAACCGAGCTTATTAACCAAAAGAATATTGTTATGGATCAGATCAACTCTCTAAATAGAACCTTGAATAATCAGGATATTGTCAAGAAGGCAAAGGCAAGAGTAGATGAACTAAGGATCGAGGAAAGTGATCTAGCTAGGGAAATTAGCTCTCACGAGTTCCATGACTACTTAATTAAGCAATTCACAAGCGCCAAGGCGAAGATGCTTGAGGATTCCATTAACAAAAGGTTTAAAACGGTTAGATTTAAGATGTTCGACACTCTGAATGATGGAACCGAGAAAGAAATATGCCGGACGCTAGTTAATACCAACGGTGCGTGGGTTGAGTTTGATGGGGCGAATAATGGGGGAAAAATTAACGCTGGGCTGGATATAATTAATTTCCTGTCTGAATACTATGGGGCTTCGTTGCCATTGTTTGTGGATAATGCGGAGTCCGTGACAAGTTTCGTTGAAACGAAAGCTCAACTCATTAAGCTTATCGTACCTCCTTCATTCGATCAATTGGATGAGGTTGTAATAGAATCACTTACCGACAAATACGGAGGTATGTATCCGGCTAAGAAGGATTGGGATGAGAGGAATAGTAAATTGAGAGTGGAGGTATTAGTGTAAATGTCAAACGCACTAACAATCAAAAAGGAAACCGTAGATTTTGTAGCTGAGCGGGTTAAGTTTTTTCAGGGTAGCGGAGAATTGGTTTTTCCTACAAATTATATCCCCGAAAACGCGCTGAAGTCTGCGTGGTTGATAATGCAGGAAACAACCAATCGAGATGGTAAACCTGTGCTTGAAAGTTGCACTAAGGATAGTATCGCAAATTCCCTTCTAAGTATGGTTGTACAGGGACTTAATCCCGACAAAAAGCAATGCTACTTCATTGCGTATGGTCAAAAGTTACTCATGCAGCGTTCTTATTTCGGGAGCATGGTTGTCGCTAAATCGGTCAACGAGGATATTGAAGATATATTCGGTGATGTTGTGTACGATGGTGACGATTTCGAATATAGCAAAGTTCGAGGAAAAAATGTTGTAACTAGGCATACTCAGAAGATTGAGAATGTGAACAAGAGTAAAATAATTGCCGCTTATGCAACTTTGCTGTATTTCTCAGGAAAAGAAGAGTCAACCATAATGACATTTGAACAGATAAAGCAAGCATGGAAGCAAAGCAAAATGAATCCCGTTAATGATAGCGGTCAGGTAAAACCCGGAAGTACGCACGACAAGTTTACAGCCGATATGTGCCTAAAGACTGTCATAAATAAGGCGTGCAAGATGGTTATTAATGGGTCTGATGACCGCAGCATTGTCTCAAAGTTTGCCAATGAAACTAGCGACAGCGTAACTGAGGCAAGTGTCGAACTAGAAATTTCGGAGAATGCAAACGGTGATGTGATTGATATTGCTCCCGAATTTTTAACAGGAGAGATTAATTCAGATATTGTCGTTGATCATCAGGCGACGTTTACCAAACAACCTCCCGCGATCCCTGCTCCCCTAATGGATGATGGGCCAGGATTTTAGGATGAAGCTTAAAATCCTAGGTAGTAGTTCGAGTGGAAATTGCTACCTCCTGCAAACACCAACAGGGACACTGATTCTAGAATGCGGGGTTAGGTTTAAGGATATTCAGAAGGGTCTATGTTTTGATCTGGCAAGTGTTCAGGGATGCATAATTACTCATGAACATCAAGATCATTGCAAGTGCGTGGAGGATATTATGAAGGCCGGAATAGATGTCTATACGAGCAACGGAACAGCGAAGGCGCTCGGATTAAGCGGTCATCGACTATTCACGGTATGTACCGGGAGTCAGTTTACGTTGGGTGATTTCATAGTTTTACCATTTACGGCTGAGCATGACTGTTCTGAACCGTTGGGGTTTTTGATCAAATATAAGTCAACTGGAGAGAAGTTATTATTCGCAACTGATACGTACTATATTAGACATCGTTTTGCCAGCTTAAATTACATCTTGGTCGAGTGTAATTACTGCAAGGACTCGCTTGACGCTAATATCGATGCTGGATATATACCGCAGGGCATGAAGAATAGATTATTAAGGAGTCATTTCTCATTAGAGCACGTCAAGGAATTTTTGGCGGCGAATGATATGTCGAGTGTTCATAAAATAGTTCTCCTGCACTTATCCGATAGTAACTCAGACTCGGAAAGAATGGTTCGTGAAATTTCAGAGTTAACTCACAAGGAAGTCGAGATTGCTGATGTTGGGATGACTATTAAACTCGAATTATGCCCGTTTTAATTTTGGTGGGCGTAGGGCAGTAAGGTGAGAATTGCGTAGGGTGCGGTTCTCACGACCCAGGCACACGTGGGAGATTCATCCCGTATTTTTCTTAACCAATCCTCGGACAAGTTGCCAATCTTTACAGTGTATGCGGGACATGGCGGAGGAAGAACTAGTTTCGTAAATTAACGAAAGGCGTGGTCAAAATGAAACACGGAGTATCACCAAGTCGTAAGCAGAAGGAACGGTTGGAGGCTGAGGGTCTTAATCCTGATGATTGGTTCGTTGTTAGAAATTGTTCGGATTTTTTTGAGGTTGTCAATAAGGAGACTCGGGAGATTCGGAAGTTTTAGGTCTGATAAAGGGAGGTAGTTATTTTGAGAAAATCCACAGGAGTAGTACGTAAACTCGATGAGCTCGGACGCGTAGTATTACCAGTCGAATTACGTCGAACATTATCCCTAAATGAAGGAGACGGGCTTGAAATATTTACTAACGGCGAGGAAATCATACTCCGTAAATACCAACCAGGGTGCGTGTTATGCGGAGGCATAGAGGGAGTTAGCCAGCACGTTACCGGGAAGATGGTTTGCTCGAAGTATCTGATTAGCTAGGGTGGGTTGTAACCAGTGAAAAATGATGAGTTTGTCTTAAGAGTTTCGGATGTCGCTCCTGATGTATCGGGCGCTAATCCCCAGGAGAGAACATGCGAGGAGTGTGGGCGACGATTTACTGTCGGTAACGTTGGTTTGTGGATATATAAAATTGAGGTCAAGGGTTGCACGCATTGGTTTTGTCGGTATAACTGCATGAGAGCTGGCGAGAAAAAACTCGAGTGGTCGAAGGTGGGGAGGAGCAAAGGATTGAGAACGAAGGAAAATAAACCGTCTAGGGCGGAGTTGGAAAAAGATTTAAGGACCGACATGACGCTGGTGTTGATCGCCGAGAAGTACGCATGTTCGATTGCGACGATCAGTAATTGGGTAAAGTCCTATGGGTTACAGGAGATTAGGGGGATTAGGAAGGCGAGCAGTGAGTTAGAGGCAGGGCCAACGGTAGAGGAGACGGGCGGTGTCACGGACGACCCATTGCAGGGTGGCGCAGATCTATCGGAGGTTGCTAATACATGCACATGTACGCCTGATGATCAAAGGTTAGATCCTGACGGTCAGGAGCAGGACGACAAGGAACCGCTACTGACGGAGGATGAGATCGAAGAGTTAAGCGAACGTCCTACGGAACCGATCTGCCCGGATCCACAACCAGAACCCCAACGCGAACCCTACGAAGAGGTATGGAATGACCTTCGAGGCGACATCACAACGCTCAGGATATTATACGCACAGGATGCTGATAAGTCGTTCTTTGACCGTCTACACGGGTTATTCCTCGAAGTGAGGGGTTGAGTTGGGTACGGAGCACGTAAAGATAGTCGTGATGCCGAATCGGAAGGGCAAGAACTCTAAGTCGAAGGCGAAGAAACCTTGTAAGTGCCTTGTATGTGCGAATACAACTCGGGAGCTATTCTTCGGTAAAACGCTGCTGATATGCAGGGACGAGGCGTGCGATATGCGGTGTGAGGTGTGTACGGAGAGGCCGAATACGACGTGTGGGTTTGTTGAGTTGGAGGTTGTATCAGGAGAGAGAGAGGAGGTACCAACATGTGTGTAGCCAGCAAACTATTCGAGGTTATGAAGTTAATCACTACCGAGCAGGATTTTCCCAAGCTGAGGGAAGTTCTCGCTGTGCAGAATCTTGTCGCTAGGACGGAATATGAGCTCACTAGGTCGAGCGAGAGAGTGGACGCTAAGGGAGTTGTTTGGCAGGTTGTAACCGTGTCGTGTCGTTTAGTTATTATCGATATTGAGTCCAGTGAAGAGATTGTGAATGTCGCGCTTGGTTCAGGTATCGACGCGGGAGTCATGGCGGTAGTTAATGCGCAGGAGATGGCTCTAAAGAGAGCGTGGTTGGGGGCGTTGGGGATAACCCAGGAGGTAGTGCAGGATGTTGCTCCTGAACCGCAGATCGTTGTCGAGACTCCGGAGGACAAGCTAAGGCACGAGATTAAGGCCCTGTGGAGATGGGATCAAGCTCAGTTCCCGGATTGGATTACCAAGCGAGTTGGTGGGGAGTTCGAGAGCGCGGATATTGTGAGGTTGACTGCTGTTAGGGATGAGTTGAAGGGGTATAGGAAGGAGCACGGTTGAGTGTTCGAGGATGTCCGTGATTAGCAGAAAATTGAAGGAGGATACAAAATGAGTCACTTTGCAGTAGCTGTATTTACCCAAGATGGAGGTAAAACCGTCGAGGAGTTACTTGCTCCTTATGATGAAAATCTAGACACGCCGAGATACGTGAAATATACCAAATCTCAATTAATTGAAGAGGGACGTAAGGAAATCGAGGATTACAAGAAAGGTTTGTATGCCAAGTATTTAACAAATCCTCAGAAATACCGAGATGAGTGCAAGAATGATAATCATCTTGATTATATCGAAAATGAATTTCCTAAAAGATTAACTTGGTCAGACGAGCAAGTATACAACGAAGAAATCGAATCTTACGAAGATGATGAAATTGGACCCGAAGGAGAAGTTTACTCCACTTATAATCCAAAAAGCAAATGGGATTGGTGGGCAGATGGCGGTAGGTATGGCGGTTTACTACTAATAAAAAGTGCCGTGACTAAAGGTTATCCTGAATCATGGAATTGTTCCGCACGAGAGGAAACAGAGGGGTATTCATGGGTAAATTCGGCAAAATTCAAGGACATCCAATGGGAACTTATGGCTCAAAGAGAAAAGGAAGATCGTATTCGATGCTGGGAAGAAGCTCAAGGCAAGGATGATTTTATCAGAAGTTTTCAATATGGAATTAAGCCTGGCATGACAAATGACGAATACGTAAACCAGTCTTACAGGTTTCTTACTTTCGCGGTACTCATACCTGATGGTGAATGGTATGAGAAGGGTGAAATGGGATGGTTCGCGTCAGTGTTCAATAAAGAAGAGTCTTGGGATGATAAATACAAAGAACGATTTATAGATAACATCAATCCAGAATGGACACTAACGGTAGTCGATTGCCACATTTAAAACAAGGGGGTAGGAGCGAATGAGTTGCAAAAGTGCCACATTCGACCCGGAAGACGGTCGTTATGAATGCTCAGTAAGTGGTAGCGGTTGCATGTATTTAACCCCTAATTCGAAAAGATGTACCGAGGAATACGGAGAGGGACCGGATGCAGATAACGAGGGGAATGGTGATTCGAATTGTTAAACAGAGTTGTATTAATTGGCCGCTTAACAAAGGATCCAGAATTACGCTACTCTCCGTCAGGTGTTGCGGTAACTAACTTTACACTCGCAGTTGATCGCAAATTTAAGAACGCTCAAGGCGAGAAGGAGACGGACTTTATCCCTTGTGTAGCGTTTAAGCAACTTGCGGAACTCATAGCCGAATACCAAACGAAGGGAAAATTAGTATCGGTAGAGGGAAGAATACAGGTTAGGACCTACAACGACAAAGAGGGGCAGAAACGATGGGTCACGGAGATCATGGTGGAAGATTGTAATTTCTTGAGTCCGAAGGATAGTGGTACGGGGTCAGGGCAGACGCAGACACAACAACCTCCTGCACAGAAACAACGCCAGCCGCAGCAGGGATCAATGCCGCCTCCTCCGGGGTATCAGGGAGCGCCTCCAACTCCGGGAGGGGTCATGCGTCCGTATGGACACGAGGTAAATCTAGACGATGACATCCCATTTTAAAATTATTCTAAATAAGTTAGTTGGTGCTTAAATGCAACTACGCGACTACCAAGCCGAACTAATTGAGGAGATCCGGTACTCAATTCTCGCCGGACTCCTCCGGATCTGCGCAGTGGCCCCGTGTGGTGCTGGTAAAACGGTTCTGTTTTCATGGATGACGGCGCAGGCTAGGGCGAGAGGACAGACAGTCCTCATTGTAGTACATCGTCAAGAGTTAATTGAGCAGACATCGAAGACCTTGGATAAGTTTTATATCCCACACGAGATCCTGAATTCTAAGAATATTAATACCTGTAATGTCCATGTGGCGAGCGTTTACACTTTAGCTAGACGGTTATCTCAGTTCAAGAAGCCGCCGGACCTGATCATTATGGACGAGGGTCATCACTCGGTTGCTAGCACATGGAAAAAGGTTATTGATAATTTTCCCACGAGTTTGATTATTGGTTTCACCGCCACCCCTGCACGATTATCTGGTGATGGGCTAGGTGTAATATTCCAAGCACTAGCACTGGGCCCAACGGTTCGCGAACTAATAGACATGGGCAATCTATCTCCGTTTGAGTATTACTCCCCTCCGGTTGTTGCTGATTTTGGAGACTTAAAAATTAAATACGGAGATTATCAGTCGGCGGATGTGGCATTGAAGATGGATAAGTCAGAGATTATCGGGGATGTCATAGCGACTTATCGTAAATTGGCGGACGGTAAACGAGCGATAGCCTACTGCGCGAGTTGTGAGCACGCTGAACATGTGGCTCGGGAGTTTAACGCGGCAGGGATACCCACGGCGTACATCGACGGGAAGACACCGGACGCGATTCGTAGGTTGGCAATCGAACAGTTTAGAACAGGTGTTGTGAAGATATTAACGAACGTAAGTTTGGTTTCAGAGGGGTTCGACGTTCCGTCCATGGAAGCAGTTATCCTGCTCCGTCCAACTCAGTCCGTGGCGTTATTTATCCAGCAAGCTATGAGGTCTATGAGAGCAGACCCGGAGAATCCTGATAAGCGAGCGATCATAATAGACCACGTTGGCAACGTCTACCGCCATGGTTTACCAGATGAAGACAGAGAGTGGAGTTTGGAGGGTAAGGTTAAAAAACGCGATCCATCAGAGATAACGGTTAGGCAGTGCCCGGAGTGTTATTACGCGCATCTACCGGCTCCGAAATGTCCGAAGTGCGGGTTTGTGTATACGGTGAAGGCTCAGGCTGAGATAGTGCAGACGAAGGGCGAACTCCTGCAGATAAAAGCGTTGGAGAGAGCTGAGGATAAGCGGGAGGTTACAAGGGCGAGGACTCGGGAGGAGTTGGAGTTTATCGCTATTAAACGAGGGTACTCGCTGAGGTGGGTTAATGTGCAGTTGGAATTGAGGGAGAAGTGGAGACGATGAGAGGAGTGAGGTTTATGACGAGGGAAGAGATTTTAGCGATGATACCGGGTAGGGAATTAGACGAGTTGGTGGCTGAAAAGGTGATGGGTATCATGTCTGAGGACAACAAAGTAGTGTGCGACAAGTGTAAGGGTTCAGGATTTAGTGGTTTCGGAACAGGATATGATGCTGTTTGTGATTGCACAGGTGGTTATATTGGCCTCTTGCCTCATTACTCAACCGACATATCGGCATCCTTTGAAGTCATTCAAGCGATGCAACAAAAAGGTTGGTACATCACCATCGAGCGTTACCTGCTCGGCGTAAAGACCATTTACTATCGCAGGTTGCTCGAAAAATCAAATGAGGAAGTTGGGATTTACGTAACTAAGATGGGTGATGCCGAGGGGATAGTTAAGGCAGCGCTCTTGGCGACGGAGGTAAGTTTATGAGCAAGTATAAGTTTACGCCGGGACCATGGGAAGTAATCCACACAGACGATAACTTGTGTATGAGTATGACGATAATTGCCCCAAAAGGACTATTTCTTGGCGGGGAAACATTCGGGATGCTGAGTAATGAACAGCCAGAAAAACTTGGTAAATTAATTGCCGTAACATTTCATCAACTCGATCCTATCGTTGGATTTGACGCGTGTGAGAGGGATGAGGATGATGGAAACGCTCATCTTATCGCAAGCGCACCTGAGATGTATGAGGCGTTGGAGAAATTCAATGAACAGCTTAATCGGTCCTTAACCTGCACTACGGAAGGGGAACTTGGAAAAGCGGTGGCTTGGATTTGCAACGAAGGAAAAGCGCTTATTGATAGGGTTTTGCTCAAGGCTCAAGGAGGTCAACAATGAAAAAGTTACTCACGTCATTAGTCCTCTCGGCGTTTATCCTTACTGGTTGCGGATCAAATCCTGTCCAAACCGTACAGCAACCGGTAGAGAGACAGGATGAGGAAATGGGCTGGTTCGTTGATGAGGTACTGGACATGGACGATTGGGGCGAGAAAAAGAAGTACAAGGTTAAATCTTTACAACCTCAACCAAAAGCAGAGGCCAAGCCTAAGCCTAAAGTAGATGTCAAAATGCCGGTCGCTAAGCAAAAGACGAGTGCGAGCAAGAGAAATCCGTAAGGAGGTGAAGCGTAATGCAATTCGGACTAGGTTTACTGCTCGGTGGGGCGACAGCCACGATAGCCACGTGGGTGACGGTGGCTTCAAAGGATAAGATTATCGCTGATTTATACGAATCACTTGTCGAATGGACGGAGTTGGCGGATAACATACATCTTGGAGAGCGCGGGTTATATGAGAGGTCAATCGAGGTATTGAATAGAGCGCAGGGGAGGTAGCGCTTTGGTTATTGGGTTAAGGTATCACGTGTTATTGGGAATGCGTGGGAGAATACTGAACTTCTCGGTGGTACTACTTCATGAGTAACGAACACGACGTCCAATCTAGCATCTGCCTCGACTTCTCCCGCGAAATCACCAGTTCAGTTTTATTTATGCGCAAGCAAGGAGTGAATAATGATATGGGTAGTTTTATTGACATAACCGGAAAAAAATATGGCAGACTTACGGCCATTAATCGCATTCCGAATACCGGAGATGATCGCGTTAGGTGGTTATTTAGGTGTGATTGTGGCAAACAAATAATTACTGACGGGGCTAGTGCCAGGACTGGTAAGACAAGAAGTTGTGGTTGTTTGAATGACGAAATGAGAATACAGACCAGCACAAAACATGGTCTTTCGAGTAAAAAAATTTATGGAGTATATAAGGCTATGGTTAGCAGGTGCCATAACTGTAAGAACAAAAAATACAAAATTTATGGCAACAGAGGAATTAAGGTTTGTGATGAATGGCTGAATGACCGAATGACTTTTTTTGAATGGGCATTAAAGAATGGTTACAAAGAGGGATTAACCCTTGAACGTATTAACAGCGATAAAGGTTATTCTCCAGATAATTGCAAATGGGCAACATATGCGGAGCAGAATAGAAATACTAGCCAAAACTTTCATGTAACAATAAATGGAGAGGATAAAATAATGGCTGATTTAGCCAACGAATCTGGTATTAATCGTGGGACATTAACCTATCGACTAAAAATAGGAATGACTCCAGAAGAAGCAATTAGTGTGCCAATTACTAGGGGATCAGTATGATAGAGCAAGATATCCAGAAGGAAATACAATTGGGAATATCTAGTCTCAATATCGGCACATCATTTCGTATTAATGTAGGTATTGGATGGACTGGAAATAAGATCACGAAGAACAGTAATGGATCGATAACAATTATGAACCCACGTCCATTTGCAACTTTTGGATCTCAAACCAAAAACCTGAAGGGATTCTCTGACCTACTTGTCGTTGTACCAGTTATTGTTACACAGGATATGATTGGCAAGAAGCTTGCTATGGCTTGTTTCATCGAAGTTAAGACACAGACCGGGAAACCAACTCAGGAGCAGGTAAATTTCCTTAGACAGATGTCTGACTTGGGGTGTCCATCTGGGGTGGCTAGATCATTTGAGGATGTGGTCAAGATTATCAACGGTGGCTAAGGTGGCTGAGAAGAGGGATAGCACGTGTCCGATACACTTCAGTTTTTAAACTCACTATACGGCAATCTCGACGAAGGGCACGTTTACCTTTGGACGCTGCCCGATCATAAAACGTGGTCCTTTGCCGTCTCCGATCTACGCATGATGTCAAACGCTGCCACGGCGATACAGGACGAGCGAGACGTGTACTTTGGGCTTGGCGGGTCAATGCAGGGTATCAATGATAATAAGCGTCTCCTGTCTAACAATGTGTCGTTTATCACATGCCTTTGGATGGACATTGATATACTCGGTCCGGCGCACAAGCAAACGGATCTACCACCAACGATTAAGGATGCTCTGTCGATACTGCCCGGGTTCCTCTTTCCCTCGATCACGGTGTCCTCAGGAAACGGCCTGCACATGTACTGGCTTCTCAAGGAGGCTTGGGTATTTGAATCACAAGAGGAAAATATCCGCGCTTCGAACCTCATGATCAGACTGCAGTCATTCATTAGGTCTCTTGCAAAAGAGAGAGGCTGGAAACTCGATTCTACGCCAGACCTCTCCCGCGTTCTTAGGGTGCCTGGGACGTTGAATCATAAACTTGGTCAGCCTAAACCGGTTGTGATTACGCAGTTCGATGAGTCTATCAGGTACGACCCTTCCGAGTTGGAAGACTTAATACCTGATATCGACTTCCGAGCTGAGATCACGAGTCACGGTAAGTTCGAACGACGACCAACGGATGCGAGCTCCGACCTAATGATCGGTAACTGTTCCTTCCTGCGACACTGCTTGATTAATGCCGCGTCCATAACCTACGGCGAATGGTTGTCGATGCTTACAAATGTTGTAAGGGGAACAGATGGAATAGATAAGTGCCATGAGCTATCACGACCAGACACGGGACGTTACACACCGAAGGGGACGGACTTTAGGATATCCGAGGCGCTGAACATGAACGGGCCCCAGACTTGTGAATATATTCGTGCTACTCACGGATTCCCTTGCCCTACTGGTGGATGCGGAGTTAAGTCCCCCTCTTCGTTCTCGCTAAGTCGCGTCGATCAGGCCCGGGCTATGGTGTCGATGATCGGTATTCCGAGCGCGGATAAGGTATTCACTCCCGACATGCTCACGGCTCTCAGTATTGTTAAGCTGACTGACGCTACTCTGTTCGCCAAGACGAGGGGCAAACTCAAGGGGTCTGGTATTTCGCTCAGGGATCTCGATAAGGCGATTAAGCAGCACGCTCAGGAGGTCACGAACTCCGAGGTTGGGGAGATATCGACGGATGAGGCTATAGATATTCCTGCTCGTTCACTTGACACTGATGCCATGCAGGACATCATTCCTGATGGATTTAAGCTTACGCCTACTGGGATTAACCATATTAAGTTCACGGAGAACGGTCCTATCGTTACGCGAGCATGTGGTTGTCCTGCTTATATTAAGGCTAGGCTGTATAACGAAGATACGGATTCTGAATCCTTAAAAATATCCTACAGGCATATGGGTTGCTGGCGTGATTTGGTTGTCCCAAGGTCAATGGCAGTTAACTCACGGCTCATTATCAATCTAGCCGATCGCGGCCTCGCGGTTAGCTCAGAGAGCGCTCGTTATGCGTCTAAGTACTTCGACGACTACCTGTGCTGTAATCCTAATATTCCTGTCCAAAAAGCCGTTTCCCATTTCGGTTGGAGGGGTAAGGAGTTTGTCTTCCCGGGACTCTGTCCAGATATTGAGATCGACGTTGATGATATCGAGAGTAAGCACGCATTGAAAGGGTTTTCTGAACTTGGCAAGCTATCCGATTGGATAAACGTTGCTAATCAGGTTCGTAATTCATCTTCCAATGCCAGATTTATCCTATCCGCTGGTTTTGCGGCACCATTACTAAAATTACTCTCACAGCGGAACTTTGTTATTCATAATCATGGAGGATCAGGTGGGGGAAAAACGGCAGTATTATGGCTGGCGTTGTCGATCTGGGCTGATCCAGATCCGGTCATCGCAAGCTTTAACAACTCTCCGACATCACTGGAGCGCAGGGCTAGTTTATTCTCAGATTTGCCATTCGGTATTAATGAGCGAGAGGTATTGGGTCAGCAGCAGAAATTAGACATTTCACCCATTGTGTACATGCTGGCCGAGGGCAAGGGCAAGGGGCGTGGCAGTAAGAACGGTTTGCAAAAGCTAAACACTTGGAGAACGATTATTATTACTACAGGTGAGGGTCCATTGACTAACGCAAGTTCTATGGATGGGTTTATGAATCGCTTGATTGAGTTAGATGGTGGTCCGTTGGTTAATAACAAAGTTCTCTCTCGTTACCTTTACGAATTTTTACCTAACTGTCACGGTCAATCTGGAATAGTGTTTCTCAAGGAGCTTATGAAGGTAAATAAAAGTGATCTGATTGATCTTTACCACGAGGCACAGGCATGGCTCAAACAGTATTATTCAGACAAGTTGGACAGCCACTTGGATGCTGTGGCGTGTGTGATGGTGGCTGACTATCTCGCCTCGGTTTGGGTGTTTGGCACGGAGGCAGGGGCGGCGAAGGCGGAAGTATATGCGATAGGGGCGGAAATAGCCAGTAAATTAATTAGACAATGTGAGTCTAGCGAGTCGGAACGCGCTTGGTTAGTGTTTATGGATTGGGTTGGTGAAAATTCTGACAAACTCAGTAATTCATATTCGTCGAGAATTGGCGTGAAGGATGGAGTGAATATTTACTTAATTAGGAGTGTTGTGGATAAATTTCTCAGCCAGTATTCAAGTGCTCAGAAGATCATTAAGGATTGGGCTGAACAAGGGAAGATTAGAACATGGAAGGATGGGGATAAAAATAGATTTGACTACAGGAAGAGTATTGGAGGAACGCAGGTTAGGTGTATTGTTTTTCCAGAAATTCCTAGTGGTCTAGTAGTGGTCTAGATAGTGGTCTAGGTAGTGGTCTAGGTAGTGGTCTAGGTAAATATTTGATTATCTCTTATTATCTCTTATTATCTATGTTTTTCATATACTTAGACCACTTAGACCACTTAGACCACCATATTTCCCTTATAGAAGCTAAATTTAATAATTTCTTAAATCTCTTATTTAACTTATCTCTATACGCACTATATTTCTAAATTGGTGGTCTAGTGGTCTAAATTACCATGAAACCCTTGGGGGAGTAGGAGTGTAGCTTAGACCACTACTGGCCCACCACTAGAATCAGTGAGCTAGTGTGGTCTAGGTAAGGGGTGATTATTACGAATCAGGAAATTCAAACCCTATTAACTCGCAAACAAACCGCCGACGCTCTCCCACCAGAGATCCGGCAAAAATACGCCAAAGAATACCAACTACTCATCTCCCAGATCGCTCAGTATGGCATAAGCAACCCTCTACCGGCATGGGACACGGAAGTTAACATGGAGATACTGACCAAGATATTGCAGGAGATCGACAGAAAGCACGGTCAGGACGGCGTAGAGAGGATTTGCCTAGCGATGGTGCCAGAGATTGATTTAAGCTTTCGAGAGAGGGATCAGGGACGGTTTGAGAGGTGGGTTAGGTCGATAGGGGAGAGGGTGGATATTGTGTAGGACGAAAAAACCCGAGAAGATTATTTTTCTTCTCGGGTTTTTAACCCCAACTTTATGAAATATACAATCTGTTGGCTAATTGAACGTTCCTCTATTTCCGCTAACTCGGTAACTTCTCTTAGTAATTCTTCGTCAATTGTGACAGTTGTTCTCACCTTAGCCACGTTTTCCACCTCCATTGTGTTGATTATAACATAATATGCTCAAAACATATTAAACATATGCGTAACGAAGCTATAGTATACCGTTACGATTGCATAGTATGCGTAACGATGATATAATTAGCACAATATAAGGGTTTATTTCAGAAAGGAGATACTTAAGATGTCTAAAAAATCAAGGATGACGATCACGATTGACGACGAACTGCTTGAGTCTGTTTTGAAAATGTCTAAAGACTGTGAGCGCTCGTTATCAAATCAAATTGTTTATCTTATCAGGAAGGGAAAGGAATTAGCCGATATTCAATACTCTGGTCAGATAAGCAAGGATCGTAAGGAGGATTTATCGGTATGAATGATTTGATTCCGGTTGAACAAAAGTTAGTCAATTTTAATGGCGCAGAGATCATGACTATCAAGTGTAATGACAGAAAGATTCGCGTAGGGGTCAAATGGGTTTGCACCGGCATTGGTTTAAGCGATGGGCAGTATCAAAACCAAACTCGGAAAATTAATGATGACATTGTGCTTTCAAAAGGTATTGTAAAAATGCAACTCCCTACAGCCGGAGGAACCCAGGAAGTCTTATGCTTGGAACTTAATTTTCTTATCGAGGGAAAACATTACTTTTTACTTAAGGGTGAAGCTCTCGAAGAATTCAAAGCCAAGTATCTAGAAGATACTAACCTCAAGTTCGCCAGTGAGTTAATGCTCTGGACCCAACGCGGAGCAAGCCGCCATTGTAAAATCCTAGATACTGACAAAGCGTGGGAGCAATTCGACAACTTGGAAGAGGTGGGATAACCATGAATGACCTACAGATTTTTAATCATCCACTATTTGGTGAAGTTCGCTGGGTAGAAGTTGATGGGAAACCAGGTGCGGTCGGCTTAGATATTACCAAAGCACTTGGTTATGCAAAACCAAGTCAAGCGGTAATAGATCATTGCAAAGGTATCCGTAAGTTAGGGATACCTTCAGAAGGCGGAATTCAAGAAACTAACATTATTTTCGAGGGAGACATCTATCGTCTGATTATTAAAGCGGCGGATCAAAGTAAAAATGAAGAGATCAAGGCTAATGCTGAAGTATTTGAAAAATGGGTTTTCAATGATGTTATTCCCTCCATCCGTAAAACAGGATCTTATTCGGTCGAGTCTGAATCAAGTCGCAAATCACTATCGCAACCCAATCTCTCTAAAATTGCCAAATCCCTCAAGGCCAGTATCGACATAGCCGTCGCACTGGGAATGCCGTTGCACCAAGCTAGATTAAAGGCCATCGAAATCACAGAACTCGAATACAACGTCGATCTCAGCGAATTCCAACCCGCTCCATCAGTCATGATCTCGACAGGTAAATACAATATCGACCTAACCTTAATCCTCGAAGCCATCCACGCTGTAATCACCAACGGTTGGGTGCATCGAGATTTCGGAGGAGGATCGTATGCGTTGAACAGGGACCAAGTTTATCGCGAGTTAGACGCAAGGGGATTACATCGCATAAGGTCGTTGGCATCGTTATGTAGAGCCGGAATCTTAGAGAAGGGAAATAGGCATTACACAAAGCACTTTAGGATTGGTAAAAATAACGTGACTAGGGCTGTGTTTGTAAGGATGGGGAGTTAAGGAGTTGATACCGTGTCAAAAATAGACGACATCGCCTACTTAGTTCAAATGATTGGCGCTAAAGAGTATATCCGCGCAAGAGCATCAGTCGAAAAAATGGTCGAACAGGAGCGCCAAGCAGGGAGAGAGCGAGGGGCAAAACAGCTCGAATACTCCCTGCGTAACTGGACAGATACTAAGCCAGTTGAATTACCAAGTAATGTCCAGAACCTTGTATGGGCAGAGGAGCCTAAGTTTTCCCTCGATGAGTTATATCTCGAACCGTCAGTATCCGGTGCCGTCCAGTCATTCATCCTTGAGAGGGTGAATACGGAAGCACTTAAGGACGCAGGATTATCACCACGAAATAGAATCCTACTCGCCGGGCCGCCGGGGAATGGAAAAACATCACTGGCCGAGGCGTTGGTCAAGGAACTCGGACTACCTTTTCTCTCAATTAAGCTTCACAAAACGATTGAGGGGCATTTAGGAGAAACCGCATCTAGATTGGGTAGGATCTTCGAATATGCTCAGTTTAATAATTGCTTGGTTTTTCTAGATGAGTTGGATTGTCTTGGTGGACAGAGAATCATAGGTACGGAGGCGGCAGATAAGGAGCGTAACTCCATCGTCAATAGCCTGTTAACCAACTTAGACCGTATTCCCGATGGAACTATAATCATCGGAGCCACTAACTTACCAGAATCGATCGACAGCGCGTTAGAGCGTAGGTTTAACCTTAAGCTATGGTTAGATAATCCAAGCGATGAGCAGATAAAGTTATTCGTCGGGTCGTATCAACTCAGACACAGCGTGAGTCTGCCGGAGTTCTCTGGTCTGTCAGGTAAGCCATGGTCGAGAGTGGCAGAGTTTTGCGCCAATTGTCACAGGGCTCTAGTTTTAGGTGATGAAAATGTTTGTCATGATGATTGGGTGGGGAGGGAGGAAAAATAAGGTGATCAAGGGTTGAAATTCCCAGACTGCGCAACTTGCGTATGCAGGAAGTGTAACAACTAAATAACTTGCCCGCTGAATACGACGAGAATCAAGGAGAGGCCATGTAGTAGATGCCATGGTCGAAAGCTTGATTGGTGTAAATATAAGGAGGATGAGCGCAACCAATGATTAACGATTTCGAGGAAAAAATTAAATCCTACTGGGCACACACTCCGGCGGTTGTGATCGTCAAGGAGATCAAGCGCAGGACCGAGTTACCAAGGTGGGAGGATTGTCCGAAAGATCATATTTATGTCGGTGTTTCGAGGAGGAAGAATGGGGACAAGGTAACAGTTGTTAAGCACAAGATGGAAGGCGTGTTTGAGCTTAAATGCAAAGTCGAGCAACTTAGTGATGGAGAAATGCGTAATACCATGGTTGTTCCTTATTACATCTCGGTGATCTGCGCTCAATGTGGAGAGTTCAGCACGAGGATGAACATTGGGTGTATCTGTCAGGATTGTACTGAGAGGAGGAAGGAAGTTGAGTAATACCGCTTGGTGGATAATAATCCTTAAAAACAAGCAGTTAACAAAAAATAACTGCAAATTATGTCCACACCGTTACAACCACGTGTCGGAGCCGCCTTGTGCGAAGTGTAAACCGTTAGGAAAGAGAGTGTGCGTTAATTGAGTAAGCAGATGAAATTAGTAACAGAAACTCCAGAAGGAAACTATCAACAATTACACAATATGACTGGTATTAACGCAGATAAAGAAGTGTACCTAAGGGGCATCGATAACGGTCGAGACTTAAGCCTTGTAGATTTCTGCAGAAAGAAATGTGAGGAAAAATGCGAATTTAAGTTAGAGAACAATCCTCCAGCAGAAGAGTTCGGAGAATACATGGATTGCGATTGCATAATTTCTTATTTTTACCATATGGCGGTAGGTCATGCTGAACTCAGAAGTAAACTCGGTAGGTATGAAGATACAGGGTTGGATCCTGACGGGATCAAGGAAGCGACTTGCGAGTACAGCGAGGATGAAGATGGCATCTGGAGTTGCTCGAAATGTGACTCTGTATGGACTTTTATCAACGGAGGGCCGAAGGAGAATAACGTGCATTACTACCCGAAGTGCGGCAGGAAAATAGCTAAGTGGAATGAGTACGTTGATGAGGATGAAGAATAGGGGAGGATTTGGTATGAGTAATCTATTAAACCGCGTCGACGCGGAGCTTGAAATCGCCAAAGAACTTAATCCAATCATGGCGATGGGGATGATCGCCATACGTAAAATGATAGTCGAGGAACAACAGGACGTTATTCTGTTCCACCGCTGTAACGGGTTAATGCCAACAATCGAATCCTGCACATTCAAGGTCATCGAAGAGCTGGGCGAGCTACTCCAAATCATCGGCAAGGGAAATAAGTTAAGCGGAGAAACGCCAAGATTAAAGACTGGAGATAACAACCCTCTCAGGTTAATCGAGGAAGCGTTTGACGTTGCGCAAAGTGCGGTAACAATGATTTATACTATTGCGGATAAATGGGGTATTGCGGTTGATGAGCAGAGGGAGTTACACGAATCCAAGCTCATTTCGAAGGGCTATCTCGTGGAGGCTGAGCTGCTAATCCCGAAAACCGTCGGGATAGATCCATCTTGGATGGTTTGCGAAAATTGTGATAATCAGAAAACCGGTAATGATATACATCCGAAATGCGAAACATGTGAGGATAGCGAATGGGGTAGGCCAAGTAATTTCGTGCGGAAGAAGGTGAATAAATGAGTGATGTCGGGCAAGAAAACCAAACCGAGTTCGTCAATAAACTCCTGCTAATCAACGGACTGTACTATGCAGGGATGAGCAAGGACCTATCTCACGACCGAGCCGACGCGGTAATCATCAGGAGTCAAGATGCGCTCCACACCATTCTAGGGGCTGTGCTTAGCTCGGTTATGAGGGGGAGTATCGTACTGAAGCGGATCGAGGTTATCAAAGCGAAGGAGGCAACCGCATGAAAATCATTCAACCATCCGTAATTATCGAAAACCAAGACTGGTCAGAACTACTCCGGAGAATCGAAACTAAAGGCCGTGTTTGCTACAAATCAGAGGATAGAATCACTGATGAGTCGGCTGTTGATTTCGTCGCGTCCTTAGCACGCAGGGGGCACATGTCAGTCCTAGAACACTCCTCGATATCCGTTAAGTTTATCGTTGACCGCGGCGTATCGCACGAGATTGTCCGGCATAGGTTGGCTAGTTATTCTCAGGAGAGCACGAGGTATTGCAATTATGGTCACGAGAACGAGATTACTGTGATTGAGCCGTTCTTTTGGGAAGAGGGTAGTGTTGACTACGGATTATGGGAAGATGCTTGTAACTATGCCGAAAGATCATACTTAAGGATGACTAGGTCCAGTGATGCAACACCCCAAGAAGCTCGCAGCGTTCTCCCGAACTCACTTAAATCCGAACTCTGGATGACCGCCAATATCCGTGAGTGGCTTCACTTCTTCAGCGTTCGCGCTCAAAAGGCAGCGCATCCACAAATGAGACAGGTTGCCATACCATTACTGCTTAAGGTGCAGGAGTTGTTGCCGCCGATATTCGGGAGTATGGGGTATGATACGGATTTCCCTGTGATGAATTACGCAGAAGCAATAGTCGAATGAACACTAGGGCACCACGGAAAGCATTTGACGAATCCATGGCATCAACTCTTTACGCATTAGGAAAAAACGATACCCAGATAGCCACAGAGTTAAAGTGTCGCTGGCAGGACGTCCAGAAGTGGAGGGTCAGAAATGACCTTCCGAGTAACGTGAAGAGGAAGTGGAAGTATATTAAGCGATAGTTGTCCGGAATGCGGAAATCAACTCCGACACGAGGGCGGATGCGAGTGGTGCCCGGCGTGTGGGTATTCGCCGTGTAGGTAGAGAGAGGAGATAGATATTGGATACAACTGAACAAATTACCATAGTCGGCTCGGGATCATCATTACAGGATGTACTGAGAAGTCTGTATGGCGTACAAAGCGAAGAAGTGACGGCTGCCATTGCTAGCCTCCTTGATCAATCAATATTCAAGGAGATGTACGATGAATTCCTGAAGACAGCTGACGTGTTTAACTCTTTTTTCGCAGATGTGTTACGAGTTGGATATCCTGCTCCCACCAAATGGTACAACACAATCGACCGCCACCACTATCGCAAGATGCACAGTATTACTCTGAGACGAGTCGTGAAGCGAAGGGACAGGCAGAGTCGAGGAAGTGTCTCGTTGTTGAAGGTTGAGCCCAGGGATGAGGAGGAATTAAGCGATGAGTAACTTATCCAAGGAAAAACTAATTGATTACATCAGAGCGTGCATTAGCGAATCGGAATGCAAGGTATGTCCTGACGATGTGAAATGTGGAGAAAGATGTATTGCTACTGTTGCGAGGACTTGGCTGGATATGCAAGAGGAAGGGCTCCTTGATGAAAATAGGGGTGTTCACTCATGATCTACAGAATATTAGATACGATAAGCAAGGTAAGTTGCTTCATGTTCCTGTTCTGCCTCTTGATAATGGCGCAAAAACATATCCTTTGGTTATTCTTCTCTGATCTCAAGGCATGGGGAACAATTGGTATATTCTATGTCTATGAATTAGTTATATCTGCAGTTGCAATATGCTTTATCCACTTCTTCATAACGATTAGTTCGCCTTGGGAAAAATATATTAAGTAGGGGTGTGGGGTCATGAATGGAATGCTATTTGAATTAACAGATGCCAATGGAGTTAAGTGGGCCGGGAAGAGAATGGGTAACGGAGAAAATTGGTTATTGATATTCAGGAGTAATAATCACTACGTAACGGTTAGAAAACTAGAAGCACAGGAAATTGAAGAGTATCAAAAAATGGCAGGATGCTATACGAGAGCATAGGAGGTGTGCTGTTTATGAAATTCCCAAACGAACTCCGAGAATGCCCACATGGTTGGACAGGGTGCGAATTGTGTGCTAACCTCAAAGCTTGTCAAGCTGGAACATACGTCCCGGAGCCAGAGCCAGAGTCGGAGCCTGATCCTATCCATGAACTCACGCCTGGGCCTGAGGAACTAACTACTGACCTTGGTGTCGTTATCCCCTCAGAGAGAGGAACGTGGGCGGAACGTCTATCTCAGATGACCGAGGATGAGAGATGGCAGGAGTATTACAAATACCATCCTGATGACCTAATTTCCAAGGAGCCGATCAAGTGCATGGATGGCGCAATCGTACCAGGTGGCGGAGGAAAGTGTAGAGTGCCAAAGAAGCCAGAGAAGAAGATGCCTGAATACTTAAAGACGTTCGGGCAGTAACTTATAAACATAACACTATTGTCAAGTGTTGACTAGGTGTGATATACTAGACGTATTCGTACACACAATTTTACAAAAGACACCTCAACGGCCAAAACTGCGGAGGTGTCTTTTGCTATTCATTCTCGGAGGTGACGCGCCATGTCTAATCATCAGTGCTGGCACTACGATCCAATCGACAAGAACGAAAAGGTTAACTGCCTGAACTGCCATCACTGGGGTTGGACACGGTGCAAGGATGAGGTATTGTTGATGCAGAGGATCGGGGAGACGGAATCATTGATGAGGCATAATAGTTATGAACGTAGGCGCGGTAGCGTTAGGCAAGCGAGACAGGGATAATGATGGCATTAAGAGCACTAAAGCCTTGCAAGAGTCCGGGATGTCCTCAGTTAACCAGAGATCCAAAGGGATACTGTGTGGATCACATACAAACAGCAAGCAATCACTCGGATTACAAGAGGAACAGGACAGACAGGAGAGAGCAGTTATTTTATGCATCAACCATATGGCTAAAGACTAGGTCAATGGCATTGCGTAGGGATCATGGGTTGTGTCAGCATTGTCTAAGAGATGGTGAGGTGAAGGTGGCAGACATGGTCCACCATGCCATATCTATTAAGGCTGATTGGTCACTTAGGTTAGTATTAAGCAATCTATTATCTCTCTGTAACAGGTGTCACCAACGAGAGGAACGCAGGATACGAATACGGGTTAGGGGGGGTGTAAATCCCTGAAAATCCTCATCTTCCAAGT